ACTCAAAACCAACGGATAGAGTCAAACGTTGATATACTCGTATAGTTAAGACCCGTGGGGATGTTTTCCCAAACATGAAAAACGCGTTACACTCTTGTTTACTTGGGCTTACTCCCTCTATATTGGAAACATTCCAAATGGAAATATGAGTGGAAAAGAGATTTTAGACAGTACGGAGGAAATTAGACTTAAGACATTCTTTGAATTACTTGATGAAAATCAAGAGAAGTTCAAGGATTTCTTTATTGATAAGGTCAAGTATTTTATTCCAATGAGAACTTCCTGTAAGGAGAGGTCATATCCATTGTTCATGGTAAAGCCTCCACTAGTTTTCCTTACTAGTAAGAAGTATCTAGTTAAGTTGAATGATTATTACTATCAGTTATATAGACTAAGAGATACACTATCTTTCATTAAGATCCAAAATGGATTCATACTTCGAGACAGTGATATATCTAGTTTCTACAACAGTTATAATTTTTCATATGTGTTCTATTTATTCTATAGAATACTATCAGAGTTAACTGATCAGGGAATAAAGATCAGGCTAATGGATACAGTCTTTGGAAACTTGACTAAGAAATTCAATTACACTGGAGAAGATAAGGAGGATGTAAAAATTCTTCTTACATTGCGACCTAACAAAACAATCAAGAAAGGAGAGAATATAATGAAGTTATCTATATTTAGCTAAATAAGAATAATGAGAATACTAAACGCAATGAGCGGGACGATAAACATCCCGATGGACAATGAGAGTATTATCGTACTTCCTGGAAAGGTATGTGACAAAGCTCTGACAGCTACACAAGATCTTGTTCAGAAAGTTATGAGTATTGGAAACAATGATCAGATTGGTCTTATCATCGAAGGACCATATGACCTTCAGATTGTTGAGAGAGTACCTGGTGCATCTGAATACTGCTTCTCTACAGTTGAACAAGCTACGAAGAAGTTGATTGATCCAGATAAGGATTACAATGAGATCATAGTTAAAGACGTAGAGACTATGAAGCTAAGGGCTACTATAGCAGATCTGGAAAAGAATCTGAAGAAGAAGACCAAGGAACTCGAAAAGGCTAAGGCTGATTACCAAGAGGAGCTCGACAAGAGGACAAGTGATCTAGAGAGCGTAAAGATCATCAATGCTAAGGAAGAGGAAATCAACTCTCTTAAAACTCGACTCAGTATCATTGACAATCAGAGTAAGGAGACTAGAGATAGTCTTGCAGAACTCGAGAAGGAGAACACTGAGTACAAGAAGACTATTGGTGATAACGATCAGTTGATTAAGAACCTTACAGCTAAGAACAGTAAGCTGACCGAAGACAATAAGAGACTGAAGGAAAGCCTAGAAAAGCTAATCGCTGAAGTTGAGAAGAGTAAGTCAGAACCAAAGAGCGAGGAGGGTAAATAACCCTCCTCTTTTTTAATTTTATGATTAATCAAGTTTCATGGATGGACTAGTAAGTGCTGGAAAGACTGGAAAAGGAAATTCCTTATATATCCTAGATCTTGAGTCGTACGTAGACTCTATGAAGGATGAAAATCTCTTTCAGGAGAAGAAGGATGACTATGCAGTGATGTGTCCTATATGTAGGGAAGAAAAACAGAAAGAAGATCCTAACTATAAGAACCTAAAGTTCTGGATAGATAAGAGTCTAGAATTTGGAAGATGCTTTGTATGCAATAGCGTATTTATATCCAATAATGATAGAATAAAAACTGTCATAAGACCTATAGGTCCTCCGGATATGAGTAATATGAAAGTCTCTCACCTAAACCATCCATATTGGACATACGAGCTATTCAATTCATTTCCTGAGTATGATAAGGAAGGAGTAGACTATCTGTGTAAGAAGAGACATTATCTCCTTGAAAGTCTGTATCGACCTCTTGGAATCAGGTTCTCAGGACACAATCCAGTAATTCCGTTTTTCTTCAAGGGTGAGATGATCTACTATCAGATAAGGCTAACTGACAGTGAGAGTAGAATAAAATATTTCTCACCACCAATAGATCATAAGCCAGCTTACATCGTAGAGAAGAGTGAAAACAAGAATATAATTATATGTGAAGGGGTATTTGATGCAATTGCATGTCTTATTTTATACCCTAACTATACCCCCTTTGCAGTCCTCGGATCTTCCATAACTGACTATCAGATTTGGATGTTGAGATCATACATACCAAATAAAATAAAGATATTTATGGATAAGACAGAACTATCCATAGGTATAAAAGATAGAATAAAAAATTTCGTAAATTATGCGGAAATCGGGATAGTCCCATCAGATGGCAGAGATCCTGAAGAGACGCTTATAAACAAACTTTTATTAGGTAACATAAATGGCTCCTAACGAAGAAGATAAAGTAAAAGTAGAGAAGGAGATTACTCCAGAGACTCTAGAAAATAGATATGAGTTTGACAAGGAGAGTCGTATTCAGGTATCTGCACTATTTAGATCAAAGTTCAAGAAGATACTCTTTGAGTACGCTACCAGTGGAGATGCAAAGAAACTAGCTGACAGCTTTTCTTCTCTTATCTCAAAGTATACAGATAAGAAGTTGAAGTATCAGTTTGCAGTAGATGGATCATCAGCTACTCTTGTTCCAATTGATCAAAAGACAAAAGAATTCTTTGAAAAACTAAGAATATGAAGGTAAAGGATTTCCTACGAGACGCTACAATAAATCTCGTAAGTGTACTGACAGTAGCACTAATTTTTGGGATAATTAAGAATGGTATTGACTCCATCACTAGACGAGAAGTTCAAGTACCTAGTTGATAATTACAACAAGTACTTCATAAACAAGGACGATCCGGAATCAAAGGGATCTTTCATTCCAGCAAGTACAGTCAAGATGAACTCGTCAGGTAAGTTTGCTGATGTTACGATTTTCGAGAAGAGTATCGTACAACTCAGTAAATATATAGTTTACCTTACTCTCCGAATGGAGAATCTAAAGGCAAATAATGACGAGAATTTCCAACAGTATGAGGGATGGCTTATTGACTCACTTAAGGCCATTAGGAGGCTTTCTAAGAGCGCCTATGAGATCTATAGTGGGGTAGATCCAACTCTAAAATTAGAGCCGGGATTCCTCTTAAAAGATGATGTAGGGAAGGATTTGAAAGACATGTTCTTTACCAATAGAATAGTAAGTAATTACTCATCTAATGTAGAGAAGGTGGATGAAGATCCTAATAGGTCAGAGTTCGTTGAATTGATGCAGTACAGGATTCTGATCTGCCCACTTACGTACCTTTATATGAAATACCCTCAGTATAGAGAGTATACGAAGGTCGTACTTGACATCCTATACTTTATTGTTGGAAACAAGTGTTCAGTCTATAATCCATATCTTAGCAAGATTCTTTACAACAGTCAGAAGACGGTCAAAGAAGATGTTGAACCTGAAATAGGTGAGACTATGAATATGGCTAAGAGGAATCTTAGGGACAAGGGATTCAGGATGAAAGTTCCTGTGAAACTGAACTCATCGAATATCTTCTACTCAGCAGGTATGATATACACACTGAAGAGACTGACAGGACTTACTCACGTAAATTCTTTCTCAGCCTTCTTCAGGAAAATACTCTTCAAGATGTCAGCCTTCTACATTAAGTTGACATCTTTTCCTAACTTTACGCCGATTTTGAGCGCAGGATTCTCTAGTCACGTAACTATCTGTGGTGGATACGATGGATTCAGGGAATACGTAATAAATAGATTGAACGATAACGTTGGAAATAGGAAGATTGTATTTTACGCAGCACTTCTTGTACTAGAAAACAGTGACAAGACATTGAACCTAATCAATAAAAATAGATTAACTAATTTCATAGCTAACTATAGAGGGTTCTCTACTAACTCTGATAAACCACAATTCTCGGATATTGAAGCATTGATACTGATGGAGATATACAGGAGGATGGAGGATTCAGAGAAGACTAAGGGAATCCAATAAATTAATCAATAATGGAGTTTTATCAAGTAGAGAAGATTAGTCAGTGGAGGTTCGTAATAAAACTTCCACTGCACGAAAAAGGTAGATTCAAATTCTTCAAGGAATCAGTAAAGTATCAGTACTGGACAAAGAGGTTCGTATCTGAAAAAACTGAGGATTATTTGTTCGAGAGGATAAGGTCAGACAATGAGTTCGTATTCAGATCTGGCTTTGCCCCTTTTATATTGGAGGTCTTCCGTAATGGAATGAATGAGGAGTCAATCAAGATATTGGATAGTTATTTTAAGACAGACTTCCCAAGATTCTATTTTAATAATCTAACAAAGACTCAGAATAATGACTTAAATGATCTCCTTAAGAGCAAGAGAGGGCTGTTTCAGTGTTATACGTCTTACGGTAAAACAGAGATAATTGCTACGATCAGTGATTGGATAGCTAACAAAAGAGGAGAAAATCTCCTGATTGTTACTGCCAGTGACTTATCGAAAGGTACAGTTATCAGCAGAGTAAAGTCCTTGTTTGGAAAAGACATCAAGAAGTTCGACTACGATTCGAATATAAACATATTAAATATCAATGGATTCCTAAGGTCTAAGAAATACGATAAAAACAATGACTATTGGAAGAACGTAAAGTGGATACTTGCAGACGAGGTTGAAAACTGTGTGACAGATACTTTTAAGACTCACCTTACACAGTGTATGTCAGGAGTAGAGTACATATATGGGTTCTCTGCTACTACTGATAAGAAGGAAGCTCTTCCCTTAAGAGTGGATGATGGTATGGATGCCATGCGGAATAACAAAGAATGGAAGAAATACATTGATCTTATTGGAAGAAACAAAGACCTTATTGGATTCTACTCGTTCACATCAGTATACTCTAAGCCAGATAAGTTCTCAGTAAAGATGGTACATGTAAAGTCTACTCTAAATTTCGACTGGTTAGATGATACTGAAGGTTACTACGACTACTCTGAGATAGTTTATGACTTGTTTACTGATAAAGGACTTTGTACTCTATTACAGAGTATATGCTTTAGTAAGGATCTCATATACATTCCAATGCCAAGGCTTACTGTCATAGATCATTGGATAAAGAACTACTTCCGTAAGCCCGGATATACAGTAATGTGTATTAGTAGTCGAGGTTTTGAAGTGTTTGAGAATGGTGAGAAATTAAGGGAGATGAAGTTAGATGAAGCCAGAGAAGAGATTGAGTCTGGAAAAATCAGACTTATTATCGGAACGAAGTCATCTTACAACTCATTAGACTTTCCATCACTCAATAAGATCATAACCCTATACTCCAAGTCTGCGAATGTGGTCTTCCAAGCAATTGGACGAGCTACTAGATCTAAAGAATTTGAAGTTTACAATATCTTCCCAGCTAGAAAAGCTCCGATTTATTCAGCAGATCTCTTTAAGAGGATCAAGCTGATAAAAGAATACTACGGAGACAGCGATTTAAAAGTGATTGAGGAAGATGAAAGAATCTATACCTGGAAAGATTCGTCTAATAACCTACACACCAATACAAACTAATGTTCTACATAAAGTAAAGAATGGAGATAAACTGACTGAATATGGACTAGATGCAGTCTTTGGTGATGCAGCCTCCTATTTTAATTCGGTAGGAGGAAGTGACGACGAAAAAATAAATGAAGTAAAGAAATACATCAAGGCAAAATATGGGATCAATGAGATCCAGAATAATCAAGTGGAAAAAATCAAGAACATAGCTAAACTATCAATATAATATGGAGTTTACTAACACTACTCTTTTGTACGGAATGTTTAATAGGTTCGTCTTTAGTGAGGCTAAGATGAATATCTCCTTAGTAAAGATGTACTATAGATCTAAGTTCCTGTATGGAAAGAATACCTTAATTACAAGACTAATCAATCTAATTGAAGAGTATCCTTATAAAGACCTAACAGAGGCTAGATTCTTACTGACTCTACAGAGCGATGGTAAGACTTTAGATGAGGCCATAGAAATATACTCTAAAATAAAGGAATTTCAGGATTATGACATCACCCAGTCAAAGCCATTCGTAGAGAATTTAAAAGAGATTTGTTATTTGGGAATAGATAGTTATTGTAGATCAAAACATCCTGACAGTATGATCAAGTATCTAGAAGAAGCGAAGAAATTTGAGTATAAAACGAGTTACGCAGATAACTTCGTTATTCTAAAGGGATCTGAGGTAGATTTGACAGACATTGTTGCCCGTAAACTTCTATCTAGCGCAAAGAGTAGGTATGACGTAATAAACAATTCATTTACTGGTGGGGGGTATCCAGGTGGAGCAGTAGTTGTTGTAGCTGGAGCCCCTGCCACTGGTAAAAGCCTCTTTCTTATGTCTGAGGCTACTAATTTTATAACTCAAGGAAAGAGGGTTCACTACTTAGTACTTGGAGACCTTCAAGAGGATGACATCATGGTGAGAGCCATGTGTCAGTTGGAAAGGAAGTCAAAGAGGGAGATAGAGAATGACGTCTTGGGAAATCTGGAAAAGTATAGGAGCCACTATAGCAACCTAAACATAACCATACTTCCGGCCAATTCAATAACCTCTGAGCAATATATTGAGGCTATTATGAGTAGGGTTGACGAGTTTGACATATTCATGGTAGACTATGACAGTAACTTCCAAGGAGCAAGTGATGAGGAGTCTATGTACAATAAGGGAGGACTCATCTATGACAATATGACAAAGATCTCCAATAAGGGAAAGCTAGTGTTCATAGCTTCTCAGATTAAGACTAGCTATGCAAGCTCTGAGCTTATTCCTATGGAGGCTCTTGCAGAAAGTGGAAGAAAGTATCAAGTAGCTGACTTAGTAATTACTCTTGGTAAGAAGCCAGATAAGGACGCTTCATTTTCTAGAGTCCCCTGTGGAACTATAAACATAGCAAAGAGCCGTAGAGGAGAGCCTGGAAGATGTTATTGGATTAGGACGAATGAGGGGCTCTTCTATGTACCATCAAAAGATTTCTACGATAGGTATAGTAATGTAGAAAGATCTTATGTATATTCGTACGCTGAATACGAGGAGAAGGAAGGGAGAGCCGGTACAGAGATAGTAAACAAATTCAAGGACACTCTAATAGAAAACAAAAAATAATGGAACAATGCACTGAAGCAATGCCTATTTTCGAAGAGATTGACAGATCTAGTCTTGAAGACTACGTAAATGGGTGGAAAGTTATAATGGAATAATGGAAAAGAATATGGAAAGAAATGAATATGTCCAGTAGTTGGATATGAAGTTACACCTCCAACGATAGGACAGTTTTTGAATGGGGAGGAGTATTTAAAGAGAATTTTCTACGAGCATCTGTTCCCGTTCTGGGCAGAGAAACTTAAGGAAATCTTCCCTAACCAAATTGAAACTAGGTATCCAGTAGTTGTCTTGAAGGGAGGATATGGAACTGGAAAGACCACTGTTGCTAGGATCATAGCAGAGTATAACAAGTGCAGGATACTGTCCTTGTCTGATCCTAATCAAGTCCTAGGAATTACTTCTGGAGATAGTATTGAGTTTAAATATATAAACAGGCTATCTAGTCTCGCAAAAGAGTGTTTCTCTGACGTGATCGATGAGTGGGAAGATTCATCCCCATTCTTCAATAAAATGAAGGAGAGTGGAAAGGAAAATCTCATTAATCAGATTACCGGAGGAATGTACGTTGGAGAATTGAATTCTGATCCTGCTCTGTTCTACAGTTTCTCTGAAATGGACTTTTCGAAGGATAAAACTGCATGTGAAAGGCTGCTTAGTGAGGCGAATAAATGGAAATCGAAATTCGGATCAATTAGTAAGTACTTTGGCGGTTTTGTGATTGATGCTACATCGTCTGAATGTGATTGTGTTGTAGAAAAGATTCAGGAGATTTTTGGAGATAAGGTTCTCGTGGTAAACACTAATCAGTGGAATGTCAGGGAAGATTCAGGACTTTATGGTAATAAAGGATGGTTTAAGGTGTATACCGGAGACGAAGTTAATCCTCCGTTCATAGTTGACGATAGTCATCCAATTACTGATGAGTTGAGTGATAAGGTTATTGAGGTTCCGGAAGAGCTAAGACCGAATTTTGAGGATAATCTGGAAAAATCTCTCAAATATTTGGCTGGAGTAAGTCTGAATTAAAATTACTGAATAATATGAGTAATGTTAGCGACTGGATATCAACAGCGTCCTTCAATTTCGATAATGATGAGAAGTGGTTAGAGATGGTGATTAAGTGCGATGAGTTGGTATCTATAAATACGGCTCATGGCATGAATACGAGAACTAAGACTGTTTATGATAATCCGTGGACAGTTAGGTTCAAGAGTCAGTTGAAGCAGCAACTCATATTTGCAGATCCTGTAAAGAATTGTCCTTGGATAACGTATGGTGAGATATATTATCTCACCATATATTATTTATTCAAGAATAATTACTGGAGTAGAGACTTGGACAATGTTCACAAGATCACTCAGGACGTTATATCGGATGCATGCAAGATAAATGACTCTCACATATTAGAGATAAATTTGAAGAAGTTTTACAAGCCGGGGGATTATGACTATGCCATAATTAAATTTGGAGTATCTTCCCTTGACTACAATAGATTTAAATAGATGAATATAAGTAATAAGGATACGAAGGATGCGATAAGTGACATCGGATTAGGAAGGTTTATGGAACTGGTTATTTTACTTGGAAATAGAAAAAGTGTTCTTTATAATGGACTCGATAGCCTAATAGAAGGTGTGACTAAGACATACAAAAGAATAAAAGAAATCCGAGATGAGTGTTCTAGTTAATGTCTCAAGTGGTAGAGGAGGGTCATCTGAAGTATTAGATAATAGGCTTAATCCACTTATTGGTGGATACTATGTAGCGGTTGATAATTCTATTGTTAGTAGTGGATCAGGAGTGTCATACAAGGGAGTACAGTATATGATAGATACATCCGGAAACGCATTCAAGTATGATACTGTAGGTAGAACATACACATCTCTAGGCACAAAGACGAACGGAGGTAATCAGTGTTTAGCAGTAATCGGAGATTATTTATACATAGTATCAGGACTAAGTGGAGTAATTATAAGGAGATGTAATGTCTCAGATATTAGTACTAATTTTAATCTACAGGTAGTATCAAGTACAATTCCTACTCCCTCTCAGGAATTCGATTACAGTGTAGTAGGGGGAAGTAGCATCTACATGGTATGCAAAATATCTGGAAATACTCATGGAGTATACAAGGTAGATATTAATCAGAATAAACTAATCCATATAGTAAATGTTCCCTTCCAGAGTAGTAGAATTTTATCTTCAACATATGTATTTGATAATAATATCTACATAGTTGGATGTGCTCCGTCTAGGGGATTTTGTAAGTTTGACGTAATTACGAACACAATATCATCCTTACAAAATCAAATCGTAGATACATCAAACCCGCAAATACTGTATAATGATCCATCTTGCGAAAAAGTCAATCTACTTGGCGCTACTAATAGTCAAACTTATGACGTAAAGTTAGATAAGTGGGCACATAAATCATTAAACTTAAATCTTCCAAATAATCCTCCTTGTGTATATGAGCCTACAGAGAAGACATATCATGTATCATCTTCAGGAGATTATCATTACGTAATAAAAGTATTCTAATGGTACACGTATACAGCATAGAAGGGGAAAAAGATCAAAACAGCGTTGGAGTTGTTTTAGATATTAGAGTAGAAAATGGACAGATAAAAGATGTTACTGGAAACTATGAAATACAAATAGTAGATAACATTCCGATAGTGTACGACGGAACTTACGGGGACTGCATGGATATGAGGGCTGGATGCATAAGATTGGATAGTTTCAAGCCCTGGTGGGAAGATCGTTGGAATAATAGGAAACCATGTACTGTAGAGTGGTTTCATAAAACATTATCGGGATCAAATAACTCTGTATGTTGGGGATGCACGAATAACGGATCAAACGATAACCCTGGATCGGTTGGATGGTTCGTTGGTGGAACATATCTTTCAGCCGTGAGTAGATCGACAGGAGAAAGAAATAATTGCGTATATCAACACTCCGTAAATAATTGGGAGACTGCTATGTACTGCATAGAGGGAGGTGGTAGAGTAATTCTTGGTAAAGAAAATACATACCGTAGTAACTTCGACTTTAGAGGTACGTTTAATATAATGAGTGGAACTATTTCTAATCAGCCACTAAGAATAGGGGGCAGAATTGAAGAGTTTAACTCCCCAACAAGACCAGCTGGGATAAGGTGGCCGGTATACCTACATCACGTAAGAGTATACGACTACGCACTAACAAAAACAAGAAATAATACATAAAATTATGGTACTTATACACGGAGAACTTGGAAAAAGAGAAGGAATCTTACTTGATATAAATGAGTCAACGGATATTTATTTACTACTGACGAAGATAAAAGATACATATCCACAAGACAAGACATTGAACGAGTTCGTTAGGAACTACAAGATGCTATTTAACTGATATGAGATTAGCAAGCATCAATGTAAACGGTATAAAAGCATTTTGCGAGAAAGGGGGGTTAGGAGTTCTTATGGGGACTCTTAATCCCGATCTTTTATGCTTTCAAGAGACGAAGGCTAATAGAGATAGATTCGGTAAGTATACGGACGAATATACTCCTAAGTATGTAAGGTATCACTGTGAGAACAAGTTCAAAAAGGGATATGCTGGAGTAGGTATTTTACTAAGGAGAGAACTATTAAGTCGTGTAGTTAAGTCAGATACTCCAACTCTTGAAGATACTTATGGAAGTGGGAGGATAATTCACTTAGAATTTGATACGTTTAACTTCATTACTGTATATACACTTAATTCTGGAAATAAGGACGTACTGAGACAGTTCTGGAACGGACAATTCAAGGAACTAACTGATAGTATGGACAGTAAGCCGCTGGTCATAATGGGAGATCTCAATGTCGTCAGAACACAGCTGGACTACTGTTACAACTTGGACTTGGATAGGAATACTATGCCAGGACTTAAGGACTATGAGAGAAATGATATGGAGTCTTATTTATCCAGTGGTAAACTGATAGATAGTTTCAGACACCTTCATCCAGAGCAAAAGACATTCAGCTGGTTCAGTTACAGTAATGACTCGTACTCGAACAACAGAGGGTGGAGAATAGATTACTCATTAGTCTCAGAAAACATAATAGATAAGGTAACTAGATCAGAGATAAGAGACGACATAAGGTACTCGGACCATGTTCCGATAGAATTAGAGATAGATATTTAATAGACATTCAAATGAAAGACACAGTTAGAAGATGCGATAGATGTGGATATATCGTAGAACTTGATGATGGTTTGGGACGTAGGTTATCCCAAGGAAATACCATAGAGAAAACAAATCCAAATTCAAGATGTACTTGCGGAGGTAGACTATTTAATACTGAAGTTATGGGGATGTAAAAGTCCTCATAGCTTCTTTTTTTTTGTCTTCAATTAGTAGATCATGTACTTAATTCTGACTGACATAATTGGACTCGTAGTGGGGTTTGGAATTAACGATCATTAAAATCCCTAGTGTTAATAAAATATAATGGCACGATATTTGGAACGCGAGTGTACATGCACATGCTTGCCCACACCTCACGCTCTTGCACACACTGCACGCACAGTTGGCCAGAAGCATCGACAATGACTCATATCATCGCGTTTAAGGCCACTTAGAGGCTCTCTGTTGCATTTTCTATCAAAAGTGGATAAGGAGTATCACTCGACATGAGATCGTCGAAAATAGAGGCTTTAAAATGCGTCATCACGAAAAGGCCAAAATCGTCGATTTCTTGGGGGATTTTGTTACTGCCAGAGGTTTATTTTTGAAGTGTATTGATAATCAGCCAGTTACATCCCCATATATAAGATTCAGGGCACACACCCTTGTTGGTGTAGAATTTTGTCAAATTTTTCGGAGAGACTTTTGTTCCCGCTCGTAACTTGACCCAAAATATGTTAAAATTTTGTTAAAATGGACTTGGACAGAGAAAAAAGGGAGAAATAGAGACGACGAAAAGAAAAGTTTGACAAAAGAAAAGGAGAAGAGAAAAGAGACTAAACAAAGAGAGCCAATTTACTCTGCGTAGCTGTACTCGATCGGGACTACTTGGCCTAAAACAATCGAGCGCTGATCCCCTCTACAACCCCCTGATAAATCTCGTAGGCGAGGCTTTGTGGCAACAAAGACACAAACCGAGACGGAGAGATCCAGAGATATACTATAGCGCTTATAACGCGCGCGCGTAGTCGTACGTACGCTCCCGCCCCTGCACACTGAGCGCCACGCGCAATAACCGCGCGAGTGTGAGTGCGCATGTGCAAGCCTCGATGATTCTCTTAAGATTTTTCTTTTATTAGTTTTTCTAGAATTTTTCCCCCAAGAGCATGCAGTTAAAATCTATTTATTTTCTTACTCATTGCAGTGAGAAGATATTTTTTTTTGGTCCCAATATAGTTAAATATCTATAAAAGATTACACTGACATCTTGACAGTTCCAATCTAATTCATATTTTCATTCAGTGAACTTAAACTATTCACCCTTATATATGAATGAGAGAATAACCTAACAAGAATCAAGTAAAATATAAAATAAATTGAACTATATATGGAGTATTTCTGTGTAATTAGAGTCTATCCTGAGGATGCAAATGGAAATTTTGACTTTAATACTAAAACGATAGAGTTTCAATCTATGGATGGATACTATGGATGGAAAACTACCAGAGAGAAAGGTCAACTTAGAGAGTTCCTATCAGTTTATATAAAGAAGAATCTTACTGAGAAAGATACTTGGGAGATAAAGGATAAACTAGATAAATTATCTCAGGAGAGAGTTGAAGTAGTAAATAAAGCTAGGACGAAGTATCACTTCTCCCCTGCATTTGATGAAGACTACAAAACGTTAGTCAAGGAAATAGGGGAAGCTGATAAGAAGAGAGATAAGACTTTCAGTGATTATGTGAAAGCTGAATTTACCAAAGAAGTATTTTAATGGAAGCTAAAAACAAAATACTGCGAAGATTTTCAGGAGTAAATGAAATCAACGCAGGTACAAGTGAATATATGAATGCAAATTTTGACGATATACTAAGGAGGAGAAGAAAGACTCTTAGGACAAGAGCTTTTGCTGATAACCAAGTAGTAAGAGAAGATACTATTCCTCTTTCAAAAGATACTTCTATCATATCAGGAATAGATGGAAAACCTGCCCCTGGAAGGAGACAGTCTAACAATGGAAGTTTGAATCCAAGTGCTCCACTGGTAGTTGAGAGAGATGACTTTATTCAAGGATGGAGCGATAATCCTTTCTACTTCTCAGTAGATCCTTGGGTTTCTTCTCCAATCATGTCAGATACTAAGGATGGTATCTATGTTGGAACACTGAGTGGAGATAAGGTAGAATATAAGGAAGGAGAAATCAGAATAGGAGTGAGCGTATCTACTTCTTATCCTACTCCCGTAGTTGTTATTATAAAAGGTAAGAAAGCTCATGTCTTCAAGCAGACTCAACTCACTGAACAGGTAAATAGAACCTTCAGTGCTGGAGACATTGAGAATGATCAGCAGTTCAGAAGCTATGCTCATAATATTATGATGCAAGCTCATGGAGATGACTATTCAGAAGAGAAGACTAATAAGGTAGTAGATGGAATCCTGAAAGACCACAAGAGAGGAAGAAATTACGGAGAGCTTATAGGAATATTAAAGAAGAGCCTTGCAGGAGATAAGAGATTCTCTGACGAAGATGGTGGATCGAGTGCTCCTATCGTACCTCAAGACCAAATGCAACAGATGCAGGCTCAAGCAGGACCTCAAGGACCTGTTCAGACCGATATGATGGGAGGAGATCCTCAACAGCAAGGAATGCCTGAAGGAATGTCTCCAGATCAAATGCCACAGCCAAGTCCCTATAACTTTGCTTTTAACGTAGTAAACAACGTTCCATCAATGGATACGTTGATAGGAACTCTTGCATATGCACCTGCTATCTGTAATCTCTATCAGATTTTCTCATCTGACTATACAGATCATCTTGTACTGAAGGAATTTTACGATAAGTTACCTGAACAAGTCTACAAACTGGCTTCAGTATATCTTAAGGACAATCCTCAGGCTAGATTCGAGTCTATTGTAAATCCTGAAGGAATGGATCCTCAGAACTATCTGAGCAATCTTCTTGAGCTTTGCAGTTCTGTGAAAGCCACTCAAGAGAACTCGATGTATGGATCAATCATAGATGAGATAGCTACTGACATTCAGGGAACGATCTTCAAGCTACAGAGAGTATCAGAAGGTAAGAAGCTATTCTCAATAAAAACCTTCAGTGATCAGTCTCTTATGAAGGAGATCTCTTCATCCGCTGAAGAAGCTGCTGTTCAAAAGTTCAATAATGGTGAACAACCAATTCCTGATGAACACTTCAAGACTTCTAGGGAAGTTAGAGTATACGTTAGGAATAAGTCCAGAAATATTTTTGATTTCAAGCAACTTCTTGAGGATCTAATGGGAGCTGGAGAGAAGTCAGTTCAATCAGGAATGAAAGAATATCTGAAGATTGGTATTAAGGGATCTGGTTCGAATAACAGCAATCAGAATCAAAACCAAAAGTCAGGAGACAACAAATAAAAATAACGATCACTTAAAAGTATGGCTACAACTGAAATACCTATTTTAAGTGACCTAAACCTACACAACAACCAAATTAAAAATGCCTATCTTCAGGGAGTAGCTAAGAGAGTAAATTCTGAGCTAGTTGTAAAGCTGAAGAAAGGTGGATCTTCGGTAGAGAAAAGGTATTCAGGACTAAGTGAAACGTTGGTGGAGATCGGTCCGGAAACGATCGGTCTCCCCGCTATTTTTGAGATGGATACGGGTGAGACTCTATCGATAGATCCGGCAACAAACAAGCTAATCATCCCTACAGTAAGAGGACTTCAAGGCGTCCAAGGACCACAGGGACTTCAAGGACTACAAGGTAAGGTAGGACCTCAAGGTACTCAAGGACTTCAAGGATTGCAGGGCTTACAGGGAATTCAGGGAACTCAAGGTACTCAGGGTACTCAAGGAGAAATTGGATGGACTGGAGCTCAAGGATTGCAAGGAATTCAGGGTGTACAGGGTGTACAGGGAATCCAAGGGATACAAGGACTACAAGGTCTTCAAGGAATCCAAGGAGTTCAAGGTACGAAGGGAGAAAAAGGTGATCAAGGAATCCAAGGCCCTGCGAATGGACCTCAAGGTATTCAGGGAACAAAAGGAGAGAAAGGATCTCAAGGAGCTTCAGGACAAAAGGGAGACCCAGGAGGAGTAGGGCCCGTTGGTATGGCCGGACCTACAGGACCAATCGGACCTCAAGGAGTCCAAGGACCAAAAGGAACTACTCCAGACTTGAATACCACTACAGTTAACTTTACTAAGGCTACTGACAACAGCAACATTATCTCAGGTGAAACTCTACCCACTCTTTTTGGTAAGATAGAGAATTACTTTGGAAAACTTAGTAGACTAGCTTATAAGGACCAAGCTAACTGGGATACAGACATAGCAAATAAGCCAACTGACTTAGCTACTACTGGATACGTATCAAATAGCTTCAATAGTCATAACTCGGATGCATCTGCACATCCATACATACAAAATCTTATATCAACTCTATCTAATATTACGGTAAAACTGAATAAGTTAGTAGCAAAAGATGGAATAAATATAGATATTAAAGGTGATGGAACTGTAGAGATAAAGAGTACGATCGAAGCTAATCCATTTGTCTTGACTAAATCTCTTCCAAGTGGATCAGATATAAAGAAAGACAAGATATATCTTTTGTATGATAATGGCGAAATCTCTGGATCTAGTCAAGTTTATGTTAGATCTGCTTGGTATTGGGGATATGATCTTGGATGGAGAAAGATAGGTTCGGATATTACAGATATACAGTCCTTCCTCAATACGAACTATTACAATAAGACTGAGATAGATCAGAATAAGATAAAACCGATAGCTGATGATCTTGCTTCTCACAAGAACGATCCAAAGGCGCACCCAAATCTTATCTCAAATCAGTCAATAGCTTTGAATGTTTCAAACTGGGCAGATCACACTGATCAGACTTACAAGTTCAAGTACAGCATCACCATAAATGGAATGACTCCAGATGGTACGGTATGGGTAAGTTGTTCTTCTGACAGTGTTTTAGAGTGGAATAAGATAGAACCTTCTCCTAGTGGAGATACTACAGTTAATACTGTTACTATTTACGCTAAGAAGAAGCCAACTAAAGACATAAATCTATTAGTATCATATCAACTATGAGCAAAGGAGTTCATGTGATGGGGGGGGGGCAGGAAGTAAACGCTTCCTCTCCCTCTAAACTCATTCTAGACGTTGGAGTAGACTCTGACGGAGTAGTAAGAGATAGGTCAAATACAAGTCCAGTGTCTTTTCTCAGAACTGTTAGCCAGGATACCTATGATGGAGTAAGGTGCGTAAATATCCATGAAGGAGCTATAAAAATAGACAAACCACATGAGATTAGAAAAGCATGGATAGGAGGAAATTTGAGGGTACAATGCAGATTCGCTATCTATCAACCTACTACACAAAACATCATCTTTGGATCATGTTATGGAGGAGACAAGAATTGTCCGATGACCATTTACTCATACTTCCCAGGAGGATCTAGTAACATGTATTTCGTATATAATACGAATTGGGATACTATGACAACTATAAAAACTGGAGTAGTTAATGGAAAATGGAACTCACTTGAGATTATAATGAGAAATTTCAATATTGACATCTATTTCAATGGTTCCTTAGTTACTAGCGGACTAGATAACTATTCGAATCATGGAGTAGTTAGGGACTATGATGTACTGATCGGGGATCAGTCTTCAAACCTGGGGCCAGCTGGACATAAGTTCGGATATTTAGATTATTTTAGAATATACAATGATTCATATTATTAATATAGGGGGGGGGCGAAACCACAATCTGACGATGATGGTCTGATATTTCATCTTGGAATAGAAAACAATGAGATAAAAGATCTCACTGGAAACCATACTCTAACAAAGATAAGAAATCCACAAGTTGTAGATAAGTTTGGAGTTAAGTGCATAGATCTGAATTCAGGGGCTTTCAAGATAGAGAGGACACACAGGATAAGGAAGGCATGGATAGATGGAAACCTTAGAGTAGAAACTAAGGTTAATCTAAATAATGTCACTGGTCAGTCGTTCTTCTTTGGATCTTGTAGGGCGTCTGACCATAACGTTCCGGCAACACTTTTCTCCTACAATGGTCAAGTGTGTTTTACTACAAATAACACTTGGACAACGTATTCAATTCTTGGGACTATACCAAGTGATAACATATTTCACGAGATAATTATCGATATGAATACCTTTCGTGTAAATACTTTTTTGGATGGTACAAATTCCAATAAGAATGTGGATAACTATTCGAATCATGGTGAGATAAGAGAGTACGAAGTACTCATTGGAGAACAGACAGCTCATAGTGGATCAGGGTACATTGGTCGTAGGTCCGGATATATGGAGTACCTTAAGATATATAATAAATCTTTACTTTAGAAAAAAATCAATTAGAAAAATGACCGAAACTGATACTGAAAACAAACCATTGTCAGACATAGAAGAGTTCAAGAGGGTTCAGGCGATGAACGAAATTGAAAACATGTCTGATGATTCGAAAATAGAAATACTTTCGAAATTTATTGGATACAAGAGCATTCCCCCAACGATAGATCAATTCTTGGATGACGATTACTATCTTGGTAAGATCGGAAAGACTTTGTTTCCATTCTGGAGAGAAAAACTTAGGCTAATATATCCTACAGCCATCCATACCAGGTACCCTATCGTAGTATTCAAGGGTGGTGTTGGAACTGGAAAATCTACCATAGCCAAAGTAATGGCAGAGTATATGAAGTGTAGGATTTTATTTCTAGACGACATTGACAAAACATTTGGTAGAACTCCAGGTAAGAACATTAAGTTTGCATTCTTTCATAAGAAAGCAGATCTAGCAGAGACCGACTTCCTTCTTACCTTGAGAGAGTGGGAATCTGAACTATCACCATTCTTTCGTGAATGTAAGGAGTCTGGTAGAATGAAGTGGATAGAGCAGGTTGCTGATAGTACTAGAACAAATGCAACTATTGGATCTGACGTACTGTTCTATAACTTTTCTGAGATTAACTTCGTAGAGAAGAAAGCAGCTTATGAAAAACTGGATAGTGGATTCAAAAGATGGGACTCTCGATTCAGATTCGTAAGACCTTACTTTGGAAACATAATTCTTGATACTTCTTCAAGAGAGGATGACAGTATAGCGGAGGAATTCATAGAGAACAATCCGTTCGGTGATCAGGTCATCACCATAAGCACTAATCAGTGGAAAGTAAGAGAGGGGCTTAATCAGTATGGACGTGAAGGATGGTTCAAAGTATACACTGGGGACAGTATACATTCCCCTTTCATTATAGATAGCTATAATGTTTTAACTGATGAGATGGATCCTGATAGGGTCATAGATGTTCCTAAAGAACTTGAGAGTAACTTTAGATTCGGTCTAGAGAAGGCTCTCCAAGATCTTGCAGGTATAAGTACTACTTCGTCAGACAAGCTCTTCCTCAATACAACGAATTTGGAAAGATGTTTCAATCTTCCTCAAAATAGTCCAGATGTAGTTAAGTTTGACTTCTACGATAAGATGGATAAATTAATCTATAGGTTCAGTAGGACGATAGACTCTATCCCAGAGGATAAGATAATCTACATTAGGTATGACGTCGGAATAACTGGCGATAATACCGGATTGGCCATAGCCTACTTTGATTCTTGGAAAACTTACAATTTTAGCAAGAACCTGAAGCAGCCAAGACTGATCATACCACTTGCGGTTGGGATAAATAGATACGAGGGGTCAGAGACACCAATCTATCACCTATATGAGTTTGTAATGGATCTCAACGAGAGATTTCAGATAGGGGGATTCTCAGCTGACCAATTTGGGTCCGCACAACTCATTCAGGACCTAAAAAGAGAAGGAATTACTGCCAAAAAGATTTCTGTTGATAAGACAGATGAGGCATACATATACTTCAAGATGTTAGCCAATAATGGGCTAATATCACTACCTAACAATAAACTACTACTAAAAGAACTTAAGGAATTGAAAAGACAAAATAATAAGGTAGATCACCCAAAGAATGGATGCTTTGTAGGTAACACCTTAGTACTTGTAATAGATAAGTACAACAAGGAGAGACTTGTCAAGATAAAAGACTTGGTAGACTCATACTCCGACTACGAGATAATGACCTACAATGAGTCTACAAAAGAGTTTGAGAGATCTAAGATCAAAAAAGTATGGAAGACTAAAGAAGAGTCTGAACTGATAACTCTTAGGTTTGGTAGCGGATTCGAAGTTACCTGTACTCGTGACCATCAGATACTAACAAGTGATGGATATCTTAATGCAGATAAGTTTAAGATGAGATCTACAGCTGTATGCAGAGGGTTCGGAGAGAAGGCTTTTAATACGGAAGTTACCGGCAGAGATGTTTTCTCCCTAAGATTCAAAGTCCCTGTGTATGACATTGAGGTAGAGTCAGAGAACCATAATTTCTGCGTATCTGGAACTAACATAGTAGTACATAACTCTAAGGACATCGCTGATGCCGTGTCTGGAGCAGTATTCCACTTATATCAGAATATAGATAAGGCAGGACAGTTGTCTACTAAAAACATATCAAAGTTGTACTCAGATATGGGAAGTCTCTCTGGAGCTGCATACAATCCACAGAACACCATACAGGAGATGTATAACAAACTTTTCTGATTTGGAATGATTTCCCTTAAATTTGACGAATATTATTAATTCATTGAAAGGCAGCTTGTCTTCACGGGCTGCCCTTCTTCTATATAAGAATATATGACAGATACTATAGACATAACCTTTAAACTAAAGGATGTTAATAAGACGGATGAAGAAGGTGCAGTTCTTCAGATGATAAAGGGAATTAGAAGGCTTGTTTCTCTTGGTGGACTTAAAGGAGATCCTGACGAATTTATCTACAACTATCGAGTTGATCCAAGTTCAGGATATGCTACGGCTACCATAGACAAGGATGCTCTTCTGGATACATCTTATCTAACCTCTGTTGGAGCAGGATACTCCTATGATGATAATCTACCTGATGAACCAGTAGTTATTGAAGACAAAGGATTCAGTGCTGCATCTATAAAAGAGCGTGTCCGGATAAGCGGAATGCCTATCAAACAAAGATTCAGATATATTATCCTTGATTATAGGAGATTTTATACTCAAAACAGAAGAAAGATACTTTCTAATCGTACTCAGGCTATTAACCTAAGAAATATGTTCCTGAACGATCTCATGGCAGTATTCAACGATATTATGCCAGAGCTTAAGAGTGGTAAGCAGCTCATTGCACTTACTGGACTGGGAACTGTATCCAAGGATATGGCTACTGTATCAAAAGATCTTTCTTTGGCCTATAAGAGATCCCTGTCACAACTTGGAAGTGGTGGACAGATCTCAAGAGTAAATATACAGAACCTACAGAAGTACTACAATCAGTTCATGGATACCCTGATCCCTCAGGTGTTTCCTGGACTTGTAGAGGCTATCTCTGAAACAAAGACTCATTCAGATACGGAATCTGGAACCAGACTTATTCAGTTTGAACAGCCATCTGGATCGAGTGACATTCTCGTTAGTATTCTTAACTCTATAAGAGAGAATCTTGGAAGAGAGGATGATGTTAAGGTCATAGTAAAGTCCGGAGGGTCTACTTCTGAGTTCAAACTAACAAAAGAAGATAAAATAGAAAATCTTACTCAAACTAGAGTAAACTCCGTCTTTTCGTATAACTATTGCGAGGACGGTAGAATAAAGCTATTCTAATATATAATCATGTTCAATTCACTAATCGAATCACTAAAATCATTCTCATTTCAGTCTTCAGTATCCGGAGGAGTTATAGGTGGAGGACTCTTTCCATCCTATAGCAGTGGAATGGGTGGCTCTTTTGGTCAGCCAGGATTACCAGGAGGAGATAAATCAATAAACTCTATAGACGGTAATTCTAAAACCCTGAGTGCGTATTATGGTAAGATCGGGGAGTTGACCATGTATGAAAATAACGAGATTACTAAGTCTATAATTAGTATCTATAGTGACTATCTCGTAGGATATTTCAATACGACTGATGACTTGATAGCTATAGAGGAGTCTGTTGCTGACAGAGAACTCTTGCAGACAGGAGTAAATGAAATATTTAGGTACCTTGACATAATTTCTGAGGTAAAGGCAAACTTAAGTTCCATAATATATAATGGATCTTATTGTATTAAGATAGTCAGGAATGAATCAGACGGTACTTTCAAGAAGTATGATCTTGAGAATCCAAACAGTGTAGTAACGAAGTTTAGGGGAAGGGATGAAGAATCCCACATTGTAATAGGAACTAACGGAAAGCCGTATGTAGTTAATCCAGATTCAATCTTCAGGATAGGTCAGGCAGATTTGCCACTTATCGATGACGTATCTAAGAAGAACGATAACATCTTCGGATCTGATAAGGACTACTCATTGATTAAGACAAGTTCACTATACGCAGGAACTCCCCTATACTACAATATAATGGCTAAGATTAAGGAGTATCTTTTAAAGGAACAACTTATATCTCTTATTTCCATAAAAGATCTTATCCAGCCATATATTATGTCCATAAGTCTCGACAATAATACCCCTAAAGATGAAGGTATTAAGTTTGCAATAAACGTCGAGAACATGATAAATAAGAGCACTGATCTCTCAATGGTGCTCGGAGCTAATTTCGACATAAACTCCATAATGAACTCGATCTCTAATAACATAAAAGTTATTCCTGATTATCATGGAGGAGTCGGAAACATGTCTGACATAGATCTCAGCAGAATATCTCAAAAGATAATTGAGGCTGAGAATATGCAGGACCTGAAGAGAGAGAACATCTTTACTTATAATGGAATCCCTAGAGCATTGTATAATGGTGATACGACTAAGTGGGAAGCCATTAAGTCAAGTCAAAGGCTTAATAGTAAGATTCATAGTATAAAGATGAACATTACTGAAAGCCTTAAATATGAAGCAAAGAAAATAATTCGCCAAACTTATAATAGAGACATTGACCTCGACGAGATCAAAGTGAATCTATTTACTAAGACTGACATTGACTATAACGTCTCTTTGGTCAACCTCGACATCCTAACCCAGCTGATGAATGGTATCCAGCAAGCCCTTATGATAGCCCAGCAATCTGCATCGGAGATTAGATACATAGATGCTAAGAAATTGTTGGAATATACTAGGGATCAGATAAAGACAATTGACCCGGACTTGAGAGACCTCATCACCGAGGAAACTATTGATAGTTTCATGTCTGGACAGGGGTCTGGTGAATCCGGTTATAATGGAGGGTAATAAAGTATGGATGTAGTTCCAATTCTAATACAGTCTATCATCTCTTTCGTAGTTGGTGGAGGTATAGTAGGTATATTAGGCCAAAGATATGTAAATCAAAAGCTAAAGGCGGAGGCCAGAAGGGAAGAGTCTACTGCTAATTCTGTTGACGCTGACATTGCTCAAAAAGTATCTCAATTGTATGGCATGTACACTGAGGAACATGAAAGATTCTTTAAGAAAAAAGAAGAGGATTTCATGGCAAAGATCGAGGAGTACGATGCAAGATTAAGTCAGTACAGGGAAGAACTGGAAGAGCAGAATAGAATACATGATGAGCAGAAAAAGAGCTATGAGGATCAGATAAATCAGTATAAGGCTGAGCTCGTCAATCAGAAGAAGGAGTATGAGCTTCAGATTCAAGGATACCGTGAGGAGCTTGCATCTCTTAGAAAAGATCTATCTGATAAGATTAAAACAATAGAGAATCTTACTACTAAGCTCTATGAACTCTCTCAGAAGATAGAAAAAGAAGATACTAAGAGATAATTCCTCTGGTTGAAGTTACCGATAAAAATAAAATAGATATACTAATGAATAGACTAATTCAGAGGATATTCTCTGCTATGGAAAATCAGGAGACTCCTGTCCTTGATCAAATAGCAAACGATATACAGGAAGCAAGAGAGAAAGGTTCAATCGAAACTTCTCAGTATAGGATAGACAATCTTGGAAATGGGAAAGTGGTTATCACTGATTCCGAGAATGGGGAAAAGACGCTTGCGGAGGACGCTGGATCTCGGATAAAGCTAGATAAGTATGAGGATGATGGAAATGTTTATATAAGCAACAAGAAGTTCTACCTCATAGACGACGAAGGAAAAGTTCGTGCGATAAACTCTATCCGAATGATAAGACCACTATTGAAGATCAATCCAAACTGGACAATGCTATCCAGAGAAGATTTCAATAGCAAATTCCTTAATAGTGAAGGAAATTCTGGAGATTTAAAGGTATTTTCGAAATTCCATCGGAAGTACGCTGTATCTGACGGAACAGGAAAGTTTCTGGGATATTTCAATAAATTTATGGCCAAGAATATGACGGATGAGAACCCAGACTATTCTATGACAAAGGCTGTAGAGTATGGGGAGAAGAATCAAGCTGAACCCAAAGTACAAAGAAGTAAGTTTAAAATTGTAAATTAACATAAAATATCTAAAATATGAATGATACTCTGTTGATGACCCGCATATTTAGTGATGAGACTTCAGACAGCGAAAGAAAAGAGCTGATGGATGCCATTGAAGAAGCTAGAGAGAACGGTCAGAGCGAAATAAATGACGGCGACAATCATCTAGTACTTGCACATGCTGGTGACGGAAAGGTCGCTATTGAAGATATTAACAATGATGGTGAGGTTACTATTGCTGATCCTGATGGAAGCGGTAATAACATTCTTACCAACTACGATGACGAACCAGATGCAGCTGTAGAGGACGAAGGTGAAGATGAGGATGGTAACGAAACTTTCTCACTTAAGTACGGTCCTTTCGATTCTCCTGAGGAGGCCGCCGCATACGATAATAGCCTTCAATTCGGACAGTACACGTTCTCTGATGAGGAAGTAGCTTCTATCGAAGATAAGGCTAACGAGTTGGAGGGTGACTACAATAAGCTGATCAACAACCCTTCTGAGGATCTTGCTGATCAAGTAAAGAGTACAGCTGAGTACTTGAAGTCATATTCTCACCTTGCTGAGGTTCATGGTGGACATGACATGGCCGATCTCATCGATATGTGTCAGCTTTATTCTGACGAGGCAGATGCTGTGAAGGAAGCTATCGAGGACCAGAAGCTCTCTGAGACTCCTGTAAGGGATTATCTTGAAGTGGCTGATCCGGAAGAGATCGAAGAGCTTGATGACGATACGAAAGAGGCTATGCAGAAGGCTCTTGAGGATGAGGAGGAGACCGGTGAGACGGCCACGTTCTCGGATGTTATCGCTTATCTGAACACTCCAGAGTCTCCTTATGATCGTTCGTTTACGGACTATCTAGCTGGCTTGGATGATGGTGAGCTTACGGAGATGATGTCTCAGTTTAGCGACGTTGAGACTGAAATCATCCAGAATGCAGTCGATATGGCTAATGCTGGTTACTACGATGCTTCATTCTCAGATGTAAACGACGCTATCTTCTATGCCAATACGGCCACCGTTACGAGAACTTTCTCGGATGACATGACCGATGAGGAGAAGGAAGATTGGGAGGAGAACGCTACTCCTAACCAGAAGGAGCTTCGTGATGCCATCATGGAGGCAGAGGCTAATGGTGACACCGTAAACTACTCTGACGCTATGGCTGTCCTTATGTACTCGGAAGATGAGCTGGACGAGGCTGAGAACAATGCTGATGAAGTAGCTAAGGCTGCTCAGGATTTGGAAGAGAATCCGGATGAGGAACTTGCTAAGAAGGTTAAGGTTCTCGCTGATCATACGTCTGACGAACTCGGAGTTGCGAACGCAGCTGGATTTGATACTACGGAAGGTGATAGTAAGGTAGACTATGCAAATAGTGTAGCTAACAGCGTCCTAGGTGGAGATTCAGACGATGACGATGATGAGGACGACGACGATGATGACGATGACGACGATTCAGTTACGGTTTCTCACGAAGAGTCTATGGTGAAGAACTCTATCACGACTCCGATGGGATCAGTAGAGTTCACGAATGGTAATCCTACGGCTGTAGAAACCTATGGTAGAGGTGGGGAAGATGACGATGACGACGATGAGAGTGAAGGCGAACAGCTGTACTCTGACGTTGACACGAGATCATTTAGCAGCCCCTCTAGCAATATCGAGTACCTGAATACGGTTAGATTGGACTAACAATATAATCATACTATAGAAAAACACAAACCCCCTACTATGTGAAGTAGTAGGGGAACCTTAAAACATATTAACATGGCTAGAATTAATAAATTCTCTGAAACTAGAGCATTCAGCGAGTGGGCTAATAGCAAGTCTTGGAAAAAGAACTTGGTAGACTCTTCGTCCAGCGTTGAGGATGCTATGAGCAGACTACAAACATATTCTGATGTATTCAGAAGGTGTGAAGACTTTAATGATTATTCGAAGAATTTCTCTGGTGTAAACAACATTCTTGTTAACGCTAACCAGTACTTCGAAGCATCTATGGTAAGTAACGTAAGGTCGTTCTCTGGATACCTTTCAATTGAAAGATCTTGCGAGCATCCACACTCATTGATTGGTGTTGACGATATTCTTGGTGTAAGCGATAATCGGGTAGTTTCTCCGAATATCGGTAAGGAAAACCTTGATGGAATTATAGCTAAGTTCACTACGACTAGCTCTCTTAACCCCGGTGGTGTTCAGGAGTACAGTGTAGCTACGAATAAGAAGTTGATCATGGGCTCTGTAGAGCTTCACTTGATCCATGCAACCACTCCTAACAACCCCGTAGTTATTAAGGATGACGGTCAGGGAACGCTCCTTGCACCCGCTGGCGTACTTGCAGCTAACTCTGACGGATCAGTTAACGTTAAGTACGGAACTGGTGCTATCAAGTTTACGCTTGGAACTGGATTTGTTCCTGTAACTGGCGATACTTACGTGCTCACTGCTAGTGAGGATGTATCTGGAAATCCTGAGTATGGTACGCTGAACAACCCTGGAAACAACAGGTTCAAGCTGAACCATCGGGATATTGAAGTATATGCTGAGCCTGACATGCTGGTTGCTGAAGGTGATCTTATGTCGTATGCTTCTTCGAAGAAGTCTTACAACTACGATCCTAGGCAGGTAATCAGCCAGAAGCTGACTGAGCTTTATACGAAGCTGATCAATAAGAAGCAGGTTGGAGAGATCGTTCGTGGTTATCGTGGAAATACGTATCAGATTGATATGTCAAGCACGAACCCGGACATCAGTTCGTTCAATGACTTGGATTCAAGGTTGATGTACTTCTCGAATGAGTTCAATAAGGTTGACTCGGACCTTGCCTACAATACGACTAAGGCCGTAGAGGCTACTGCATATATTGTAGGTAAGAATGTAGCTAACAACTTCAAGGATCTTAGTGCAATTGGAAAGTGGACGAGCACTCTCGGAGACTCTCATTATGTATCAGATCTTGTAGGTTTCTTCAATGGTCGTCCTGTACTTCGTCATACGGATATTCCCGATAACGAAGGTTACGCTATTCACAAAACCTCTGGTGGTGAGATGGCTCCTGTTGTCCGTGGTATCTACATGCCTCTGGTATGGACTCCACCTACGTCTAACTATAATAACCCCACTCAGTTCGCCGTTGGTGCGTACTATTGGGAGAGTAATAAGTGTATCTTCCCTGAACTTATCCAAAAGTTCACGGTTAAGCAAGCTCACTAATTACTATTTTGTCTATGGGAAGTTAAAGTGTCTTCCCATAGATACTTTCACAATTTTGTTTTCTATTTTTCATACGCAACTGGTGGCACAACCTTTTCAGTTTCCATTTTTCTAAGGTATGTAGGGACTAATCTCCCTACATATCACTAAAATTTTTATTTACATGGGAAGACAATTGGAATTTTCTGTCAAATTATTTGATACTACATCATTTGCGGCTGACGGAAGTAATATACCAAGAAGATCTTGTGAGGAATACCTTAAATCTGATGACTATAGAACAGTCATAGAGAATAAATTAGGTATTGGAGGTGAATCACACAAAGATAGGAGATTGAAACCTGAACTCAAGGGACTTGTAGGGATGGATGATCAGGTCCTAATTCACAATAACGCCCTCCACTATTATACGAAATTATATTTCAAGCCATTTGACGAATTTCTATATGCTGACGCAACTACCTTTGATCCAGATCTGTTTGCTGGAGAGAGAAAGGATAGGATAATAAATGAGATAGGAATGCTATCCTCAGGGGTTAGACTCCCAGTTTCTGTAGTGATACAGGCCATGTGGTCTAAGAGAGGAACTGCTGAGAGGATAGTTAGGATAAAGGGTTTTGACTTTACACTGAATCCGTCCTTTAAGGGTGCAGGTGATGTCGAACTATACTCGGAAGTTGCAGAAGATCTGAAGCCAACAGACGATCAGATAAAGCAATTCAGCGACTATAATTCCCAATATGGCGGTGACTTAGAGTTTCAGACTAAGATCTTCAGTTGTACAGGAGAAGTAATCTCCTTTGATCAGTCAAACAATGTCGTAAGTAGGGAATACAGTAGAAAATCTAGTATTCCTGACGTAATAGATCTTTACTCTGCTGTAAAAATATATGGAATAGGGAGTAAGGAGGTAAAAATAATCTCTGCTGAGGAAGGGCAAAGGATAGAGAAGGAAGATCTTGAGAAAAAGCTAAAAGAGAGAGTAGCTGACGAAGATAGTTCTGATGGAAACATCGTACTTGACATCCACGATAGGCTTAATGAACATTCAGATGAGGATGACTCACATGACATTAGAGGCTTAATAAGTGGAGGAGATAATCAAAGACCTATCTCAGATATAATAGAATCAGTTCCAGACAACGAACCTACTAAGAAAGAAATAGTAGATAGAGAAGTAGATCAATCTATTGGTGATGATAGAGAGGATGTAGGTTATTTCAGTGAATCGACTTCAATAGGAGATAGACTAATAACAGCAGATCAGCCTAGATATTCTAAAATAGTTAGGTTAATAAATGGGTATAAGACACTCATAAGATCAAGGGAACTTAGAGATAGTCAACTTCTAAGGCTAAAACTTCTATTCATTCAAGATCTTAACTTACTTATAAAGGACGTACTTCCTGAAGTAAAGAAGGGTAGGTCATTCAATACAATCTACTTCTTATCAAGGTTTGGAGATGATGTTAAGAATACGTCGGAAGAACTCTCTATAACGTATAGAAAAGTCCTAGTAGCTGAGTCTGTCATGGGATTTATTCCAAAGACTTTATACGGAGTTTGGCTGGTAGATATGCAAAAATTCTACAAGGCCATGCTTCAATACGTATTCGGAGAGTCTCTGAAGGAGTTTCAAATGAACTTAATAGATTATAAGGTACTATGATTTCATTTGAACAGAAAAGTAAGCTCTCAGATAGGGAGAGAATACTTGGAGACAGGTACCATAGGGACGGAATAGGTATTGGGGATAAAATAAGGCTTGCAGGAGCTGGCCTTAGTGCTACCAGTGGATTGATGGGAGCCTATAAAGGCGCTCTCGGACTAAGAGGAACTCAAGGTGACTACAATGACGCCGGAATACCGAAAGCAAAGCCACTTGCTGATCACATGATTAACTCCGACTTTGCATCTGATCTAGGTAGGGCTGCTGCTAGCTCATACATACTTGGAAGTACCATCAGGAATCGAATGAGGATTCAAGATAGGGAGTTTAAAGAAGGACTTTCCAGTAAAGATGGAGATAGATTAAGAGCTATAGAGAAGGAGAACTTTGCAAGGAATTCCGTTAAGGCTATAATGCTTGGAGCATCTGCTAACTTAGGTCTTCACCTATCGAATCAGATAGCTAAGAATAATTATAAAAAGGCTGTTCTGTCTGGAGAAGGATCTTCCAATGCAAACCGTAAGCAAGGTATATCAAACACCGCTGCACTTCTTCTGGGGTTAGGTGGAGGATTAGCTGCTGGAGCCGGAGCTATTTATGCATACGATAGGCACAATAAGATCAAGGATGAAAGGTATCTAAAGGAAGCTCTAATCAGAGAAAAGAGTAATGGTAGGAGGGATTCAGGACGGAAATCCCTATGAAATAAGAAATATAGATTATGGGTTTTTTGTTTAAAAGTAGAGTAGAAAAGGATCCCTATGCACCTCAATATAAGAATAAGAGAATAAAGGGTCTTAGACGCGCAGGAATAGGTGCCGGAGCTATTATTGGAGGTATTGTTGCAAACTCCAATGGAAAAAGCAAAGCGGGACAACTATGGGGAGCTGCCTCTGGAGCTGCATTCGGTGGAGCGTTAGGTCATTTAGCAGGAAAGTACGGAGATAAAGTCTTCAAGGAGAATGCTAAAGACAAGATAGACGAATATAAGTACAACTATGAAGGTGGTCCTCAGGGAACCATGTCACGAAGGGAAGCTAGGCTTCTTGGTATGGGTGCAGGAGCTGCTGCTGGAGCTGCACTCCTTCATAATCACCTAAAGAACGGTAAGTGGAAGACCTACGGAAAATGGGGAGGACTTGCTCTTGGCGGTGCGGCACTTGGAACGGCCTTTGCTGGAGGAAAGATTGGTACGATCATGCATAGATCATATAGAAGAAATATGGACGATAGGTATCAACACGAGGACAGGTTAAGAAAGGATGCCGAAAGAAAAGCCAGAGAACGTGAGAGAATGGAAAGATATCAACAAGGAGTATAAATTTACATAACGTTATGTCATATTACACTTATATTCCGGAAACTAGATCGTTTTCGGACCACGAGCTTACGGAAGCTGAGAAAAGAGCTCGGAGAAAGAAGAGACTGAAGAGAGCTGCACTTGCTGCGGCTGGAGTAGGTCTAGCTGGCGGTGCATATCTAACGCTAGCTAAGCATAAAGATAAGTCTACTGGTAAGGAGATCGCTATGGGCAGACACCTTTACAGACTAGCAAAGAACTCTAAGATTGCAAAGAGTTTGGGAAATCTATTCAAGAAAAAGGCTGAGAAAGTAGCAGCTAAAAAGTAAGTAAAAAGTAAAATAACCTAATTAAATAAGAAAATAAATATCATGGAATATAGATTTGATCCGTATACGAGAAGTTTTTCTGCTGTTTACCCTGAATATGATGAGTATGACGCATACGACGCATACTACTCTGCTGCCGATGAGGAAGAGGCTGCCCGTAGAGCCCGGAGACGCAGGAGAATGAGAAACCTTGCCATTGGTGCTGGCGCTGCTGCTGCTCTTACTGGAGGTGGTCTTCTTTATCTGAGACATAAAGGTAATGGAAACATTGGGAAAGGTTTTATGTTGACAAAGCATAAGATAGCCGATAAGTTGACCGGAGGAAAATTCACTGCATACAGAGATAAGGCTAGAAGCGCTACTCGTGAAGCAGCTAAGGCCAATTCCGTAAAGGAAAGAGCTATGGCTATGTTGAAGAAGAAGGCCGGTGCGCTTGATAGAGCTAATTATGAGAAGTTCTGGCAGGAAGCCAAGTTGAAGGGATAAATCCCAATCAAATGAATATAGGAGATTCGTTTCTCCTATATTTACCTAATTATTTTATTTATGGAAAAGATTACTAATGCTAAGATGGCTGCCTTCAAGGCTTTATCCCAACAAGCCGATTTTGATGCATTCAAAGGAGCTCTCAAAAATAAGGATAGGAATAGGAATAGCAAGTACGGAAGGCTAAATGATGGAGTAATCTACGAAACAAATCCGAGAAGAATCCTAGAAGCCAATGGAATTAGAAATGAGACGGATAAGTACAATAAGATTTTCAAAGAAAACGTAGCTTACAACAAGGACTTCGAAGAAAAGTTACAAAAAGCAAAGAGTGGGATAGTAACTGTAGATAAAAACAAGTGGGCTTCAGGAGCATTAGGATTAGGTACAGCAGCTGCCCTCGGTGGATATTATATATCTAATCGGGACAAAAGGTGGAGAGATAAGGACGGAAAAATAGACAAGACAAAAGCTGCAAAAGACCTGGGAAAGGCTGGTTTGGCAGGAGCAGGTGCTTATCTGGCTGGAAGGGCATTAGAAACTTCAATAATGAATAATACTAATGCAAAACTAGCAAATTTCCACAATTCAAATAGGATATCTACTGGGCCTGTTAGAAAAGACCTGTACGAGGGATTCGACAAAATATATAAGGACCACGGAAGGAATTTGGCTCTCGGATTTGGGGGGTTGGCAGCTGCTGGAATCGGAGGGTACGCTCTACACAGATACTTGAAGAGGAAAAAGGAAAAATCTGAAGATAAGAAGTCACAGAGTAAGTAGAAAGGTTATATTATGAAGAAAAAATAGATCCTGAACTCATATCTAGAGTATTTTCAGAACCTCACTATCATACAGATTCAGCAAACGCCGCACTTAATCTAGTATCCAACAAGCTAGATTGGGATGCCATCAACATGGCAGCAGCTGAGGGAAAGAAGAGGGGTCTTTCTGGAGAGGAACTAAAACAATTTGTTAATGATAATCGAGGAAGAATACTGAAGGCCAATGGATTTGGCACAGAACGTGAAAAGTTTAATAGAATCCTTGGAGGGAATCTACCGAATACGGGGAAAGTTAATGACGCCTTAAAATTACATAAAAACTCTGCAATATCCACGAAGATGAGTTGGGCTCCTAGAGCATTAGGGATAGGAACCGCTGCTGCACTTGGGAGCTACTACATAGCAAATAGAGATAAGAGGTGGAGGGATAAAGATGGAAACATCGACAAGAGAAAGGCCGCCAAAGATCTTGGAAAAGCCGGACTTGCTGGTGTAGGAATGTATGGGGCAGGAAAGATAACCGATAGATTAATCAGGAGCAATACTCAAGGGAAGATCAATGGGTACGTAGATAACGTACTTAACCAAAAGGGAGGCGTAAATTACGATAAAGTCGCTGGAGGGTTCGACAAAATATACAAGAACCACAGCAGAAACGTAGCTCTTGGTATGGGTGGACTTGCTCTAGCAGGTGTTGGAGGTTACGCTCTACATAGGTATCTAAAAAATAAAAGAGAAAATAGACAGAGGGAAGGTGAAGGTCGCCAAAATTTGAGCAGGTGATCTGCCCCCCCCCCCTCCACAAAATATATAGTATATGATTAAAGTATATTTCGACGAAGAATTAAGACAATATACCTCATTCTACAGCGAAGGAGATGGGAACCTTGAAATGTATCAGCCCACTGAAAAAGAGAAGGAGGAAGCAAGAAGAAGGAGGATGATACGAAGTGCTGCCATCGGAGCCGGAGCTGCCGCACTAGTTACTGGAGCTGGGCTTATGTACCTAAGGGGAAAAGGAAAAGGAAGCATAAGTAAGGGGTGGAGGAATGTCAAGACTGGATGGGCGGATAAGCTGTCTGGAGGGAGGATTTCAAAATTGGAATCTGCAAACAGGGATGCCCAAAAAGTGATAAAAGAGAATACCTCTAAAGTAAAAAATCTCAACAATGCAGTTAATAATGTACTTGCAGATAGTGCCAATAAGTCGGCAGAGATCTCCAGGTACAGGGGAGTAATCGCCGAGAAGACTAAGGATATAAAGAACTTGTCTGGAGCCAATGGATTGAAGAGCCTTGCCAAGGGAGTTGCTAAAGCTGGTGCTGGAAAGGTCAAGGCATTCTTTGGAAGACTGACAGGAGCTAAAAATAAGAATTTCGAATAAACTATGTACGACGGAATAAGTAAGGAAGAAGTAGATGAGTACATACTCTCTCACGATCGAGACGACTACGAGAAGAGAATAGTCAGAAACCAGAGAAGAGGTCTTGTTGGAGCTATGAGTGCCCTTACTTTGGCCGGAACAGGTGCAGCCGCTCTTGGCGGAGGAGATATTGGGATACCTCTAGTTGTTGGTGGGGCATCTATGGGAGGAGCAGCTCTTTACGGGAACAAGCTAGGTAAAGAAAGGGTTAGGAGGATAAGGTCACTTGCTGATAATAAACCCCTCTACCAGCAGGTGTTTAACTCTAAGTATCCTCTAGAAAAGGCTCCGAACGGCAAATACAAGTATATTTTCAGGGCCCGAAAGGAGCCGAAGAATCAGCAAAACATCAATATAAACATAGATCGTGACGATTATTTCTGGTGATTGGTATGGGAGGAGTAATACTAAAAGAGATTAAGAGCAACCACTGGTTTCCTAGGAAGGAAGAAGTTGACGAATACATCGGGTCAAGGGATAAGGACGAATACAAAAAAAAATCGATTCTTAGACGGGCTTTGGTGACTTCTGGAGCTGGAGCTACTGGCGCCTTATTGGGCGGCGGATTAATAGTGGCACAAGACCCTAAAGTTTTGAAGGATAAGAGATTCTACAAATTTCTTGCAGCTGGTACTGGGGCGGTTGCTCTTGGCGCAGGTATTGGAGGAGCAGTGTCTGGACATATACGGAACAAGAGAGTGGAAAGACTCGCTAGGGACAAACAAAAGTATGAGGAAGAGTTCCGATCAAAATATCCTACAGCTAAGGAAATAAATAGCTACATATATAGACATAAGTGATATGGACAAGAGAAATTCCAGTGCGTTAGATAGAGACTATCTTGATTACTATAAATTAGAAGAGAATCAAGATGATCCACTTGCGAGTTTCCTCAATAAGGCTTCAAACTCTGGGATAAGGGATGATATCCTTAAGAAAATAAAAGGAAATAGAAATTCCGGAAGAGCTAAGAACATTGCTAGTAGGTCCGCATTAATAGGAACTCTTGGTGCAGGAACGGGACTTGGAATGTACCAATTACTTTCTAGAGATAAATCTTTAAAGGGGAAGTTAATTGCAGGTGGTACAGGTGCACTGGTTGGTGGACTCGGAGGAGCATACTTAGGGAACAGGTATGACAGAAAGGTCGCTGAATATGCTGACGAACCGGAAGAGTTCCTAAGAAGAGACGCAAGACTCAAGAGACTCAACGAAACTTACAAACATATAGGAAGTAAGATAAACGCCTTTACATAAGGAATATGGGAGACTATGAGATTGGGCCTAAGTATGCTAAATTCCTCTATGACAGAAAAGTAGGGGGATCTAACTTACTCAGGGAGAAGATAAAAAATAGATATTCTAAAGTAGTGAGGGAAGCTCTCGACGATGAGGAGTCTCAGCGAGCAAATAATCTCATAAGGTATCCAAATAACCCAGAGAAGTGGGAATACAATAAGCACTCAACTAGGATCGTTGGTCTTACAGCATCAAGAGCTGCTGCTGAATTAGAGTACCAAAAGAAATTAGAATATCTTATTAAGTTAGGATTAATTAATCCAGGAGAAGAAAGTAAAAAAGGTGGTAGGATAGTTCTGTAAATCTATCGGATTATCCTTCAGGTAAATAATTTATATTTAAGATGGGTAAACTTACCGATAAAGTATATAAAGGAATGGGCTATACCGGGCAGGCAGCCGCTAAATTCCTTAATAAGACAGGTCTTACTAACACACAACTAAAGAAGATACAGGGACACCTTGGAATCATAGCTACTGGGGCAACTATTGCTGCTACAGGGTATGGTCTTGCTAAGGGACTAAGTCCTTGGTCTAAGTACATAGTTGTATATAAGAGCTCAACTGGTACTCCTAAACATCAGACGGTACTTGCGGAGAGCCCTATGAAGGCAATTGATAAAGTTAAGAGAGATGCTCCTAATATGACCGGAGCAAGGGCTTTCAAGAAAGGTGAGGGAGACTACGATGCACAGGAGTACATGTCAAGCATTGGAAACACAAATTATTCTGATTACTCAGAGCTGAGCGACAGGATATTCAGTCTTAAATTTTCCATACCAAAAAGGGTTCAAGATGCTATACTGATCTCATTCGGGACAGCTCTCGGGATTTCTCTTCTAAGAAATCTGAAGAAGTCCTATATGGACTATAACATGGAGAAGGGACATGACAGAACTCTTAACGAGATGAATTCTGAGCTAAATAGATTAACAGATAATCATAAGGCAGGAATATCAGCTGGAAGTTCAACCCCTGATGAGTATTTTGATGCCCTATCTCACTTGATGAGCCTTGTCCTTAAGCACTCTAAGTACAATAAGGACGAGTTTGGGAAGTCAGACATACTGGCTACAGTTATCTATCCATTTATGACCCTACTGAGATCGGTTCTCATATCCGGAGTTCATATATTGGCAGGGGACGATACTGGAGCAGACAGAAGTGACTTTGAGTTAGTATTCGCTCCTGATGTAAGAAATCCAGAGGAACTTAAAGCCGATCCGACGTACAAGAGAAACGTTATCTTTAGTCACAAGTGGCCGGATCATGGATTCAAGACAACAACCTTAGGAGCTGAAGAAGCTAACCTTCTTATTGACGATACATTCAGGTTCCTGTCTAAGAACCCAAAATTCTTATCAATAAGGCTATAATGGAAAAAGTAGAGCTAAAGACCCTATACAAAGACCTCACCAGGAGGAGCACTTTGATAGCAATTCCGAGTGTGGTTGACATCCTTGAAGTCCCAAATGGAGAACACTCAAAGTGGGAGATAATGTACTCTATAATAAGAGACTCTCTCCAGACTTTCGAGAGATACTATCCGATGTTTCTCATGCAGAAACTCCACATAGTAGTTGACCCCATTACTTCAAGAAGTAGAAGAATAGTAAACAACTTCAATCAGTACCTGAAGGGAGAAATCACTGAAGATGAGATACAAATAACTCCTGAGGCGGTTCTCACTATAGGAAATACAAATGGATTCTCAGGATACGATTCCCCTTCTTATGAGGGAGGATACTTCTTCAACTCATATATTCAAACGGGAGTTTATTATGCCGAGACTATCTGCAAGAGGCCATTTCCGGAAGACTTTGATGAAGTGACAAAAGAGCCTACTGAAAAGTGTGCGGTTTACTATATGTCTAGGGATCTCGATAGCGTATACTCCATATTTAATGATGAGATATATCTCAACTTTTGTAGGTATATTATAAGCATAAAAAAGAATATCTATCTTCAAGGACTCCCTATTGAACTATTTCAGGGTCTTGAAGAGGATTACAATAGACTAGACAATCAACAACAAAATATATACATGAGTGCACTTACTTCTAGCTACTGGCTAAGGTAAGTACACTTATTTCACTATCATGGCATCATCATTCGAAATAGATACAGATAAATATAAAGATCTCCTAAGACTTGATGGAGATTATGATAAGTATGGTGGAGAAGTTGTTGATGCTGAAATCATAGAGGATGATCACCATAGTAAGGAAGAGGTAATACTTCCTGCTAAGGCGCTTAAAGATCTAGGTAAGATACAAAAAGATGTAGGAGAGCCAAGCGAGAAAGTTAGGGGAGAGGTATCCAAAGCATATACTGAACTCGTATCTCACTTGAATAAAGAATACGGACTTAATGTATCTCTAGATTTCGATTCATTCACTAACAGTATTACCAACCTAACGTCCGACAAAAGTGAGAAGGCTGCTGAATACTACCTAAGCAAGGTGTACGGAAAATTCAGAGTTGTTATGTATCAGCAGTACCTCAGAGCAATTTCTCTTCTCGCATCCCAGATTCTCGATCCAAACTATATGATGAGTGAGTCAATGACTTATGCAGATAAGATGGATATGATGACGAGAGTTCTAGATATGATGAGTAAGATGAATGAGATTTACGGTCAGGTCAAGATACCAGATACTGAAGAAAAACTTAAGAAATTATCAGAAGATACTTCTAATGAAAGTAAGATGAGTTTCAGGAATCCAAAATACATGGATCTGGTAGATAAATTGAATGACTCTTTATTAAAAGAAAAGAAGGACGAAAAACCACTCGACAAGTGAAACTGAATATCATTACGGAACTCAAAGAGAGTGACCTAAAAAATATAAAGATTCATCAGACAGAATCTCAGTTGAGGATTGCCCTTGGAACAGGTAGAAAAATTATTCCAGGGGAACCTACAGATAAAGTTCCTCAGCTATACTACTTGAAAATGACCTCAGATCCGGGGCTGGATGACTGGACTATTCATGCACTCTCTACCGACATGATATACTTCCTTGGTAAGAAGTCATTAAGTCTAAATGACATAAATATAGACTCAGACCTAGATCCAGATAATTCATCCGGAGGGAAGGATTATAATACTTTACCGAGGATTCTTCAGTCAAAAATCTCTAGAGACCCGTTGAATGTGGGAGGAGATGATTTGAGGATTTACGGTGAAGGAAATATAATTGAGTTTAGTGGGAAGATAAAGTGGTATCGTGATAACCCATCCACTAAAAAGGTAGATCCGGGGAACTATGTAGGGGTAGAAATAACTCCTGATATAGGAATGATCGACAAATTCCCAGATGTAGAAATATCTCTAGACGGAAGGAAGTTCGGTAAAGAAATTTTTACCGTACACGATGACTTCGATCTTCCTATGGCCCTTTACTTCTATCCAAAGATACTCTCATTGAATGAAGCTCATATAGTAGACATAAGATGGGATATGAATTTCAGGGAGAGATTCATAATATCTATAAGCAAAGACTCTCACTTACAGATGAGAGGAGAAGTTATAAAGGAGACTTACGGATACACCCCAACAGGCGAGTCTAAGTTAGAGAATAAGACTCTAATCTGTAATGGAAACCCTACTACAATAATGACCGATCTGGACGATAATTATACAATTCTTACGGAAGGTGAAAATAGTAGGAAAGTCGCAAAATTCACATTTGATTCAATTATCCAAGGATCTTCATCGGATACCAAGATGAACCATACTTGGCTAAGAGGTTCCGGAATAACTGCTTTTGAACTTATAACAGGAAGTAAGAATATTGAGGGAGACGATTCAATTAAGTACGTATCAACAAGTCTTGTATCTAGTAAGGTGGATAATCTTATTATAGGAAATGTTGGTGGAGGATATAAGTTGAACTCTTATTGTTTACTTAGAGACTGTGAGATAAATAGACTTAAGATCTCCAAGGCAAGCAATCAGGACCATAAAGATTCTTTCAATGAACTTCTCATAAATTCGATGAACTCTAAGTTCGAAGAAACTGGGGTCGTAGAGTCGGATATCAATGAGATTAAGTCCCTATACATAAATTATTATGGGAATACATTCATTTCGTCAGACTCGTTAATAGATATAGGTAGTGGATACATAGAATCTGGTAGAATACTGTTCTCTGGGTGCAAGTTCTCTAAGGACTGTAGATCTCTCGACCTATTCAAATCTGGTACCCTTAAGAATGGAGAGTTGAAGATAGTGTTCTACAACTGTGTATTCCCGAAAGACTTCCAGTTTAACCTAGGATATAGCAAGTTGACTAGGACTCATGGTCTGAATAGTGGGGATCTTGTTGTTGAGTTCATAGATTGCGTGAATACTCCCTGTACATACATACATGAAGGTATATCAGGAATTAATCTCACTGTAATTGGATCTAAAGTTCACTTTAGCAAGTATGACTCTGTGAACTCTACTATAGATGAGTTTACGATAAATAATGGAATAGTCTGGAATTTGTATAATGGTTACTCTGTTGATAGAGGTACCTACTTAAACAAGTTCGGAAAAATACGTAAGAGCTAGGGGAATTAGTTTTCCCTTAGCTTACTTTTAGATTTTATTTTTTTTTTATGGAGAGAATTGAGTGTCCTTGCAGGCCTCAAATAGTAGAGCCTGTCAAGTTTGATGTTGGGGATAGCATCAAGATAATATATTCTTTCAGGAATCTCAATTACTATCCTGAATATCTTATCCCACTTAAGAAAGTTAATTTCACTATAAAGTTCTACATAAAAGGAAAGTCAGAGGAATTCTTGGTAAAGAAGGTCGGATCTGATCTTACTAATTGTAAGTTAGGAGATCGAAGCGACGTCATCTGTCTACTCAAGGATCATGGATTAGGTTCTGGTAAGTTAATGTCAGAGATAAGACTTACTTGGGGAGATGAAGACTTTTCCGATGGAGTTAATGTAGAGAACTATTTACATGACTTAAATATAATACTAACAGATAACGGCAAGTAACTATGTTTTTTAGAAGAGAAAGAGATATGATTGTCCCAGGGTTGGTAGGTGGGGCAGTCGGTGCCTTAGCTGCCGGATATATTGTTAGTAGGGATGGAAGAAAAATACCTGTAGATAAGAACGGAAATCCGGTACAGGGACAAGCACAGGGACAGGCTCAGGCTCAAGGAGGAGAACAGCAAGCTGCCAATCAGAATCAGCAGCAACAAGCCCCAGCTAACCAACAAGGTCAGCAAGGAGCTACTGCTGGAGGAAATTCTCAGGCAGAGAAACCACAGGCTCAGGCTACTACTCAACAGCCAGCAGCTACTCAGAACAATACAACAACTCAGAAGCCGCCTGTTCAAAACACTCCGCCACCAGCGCAAGCACCCGCTACACCCCCACCTGCACAAACTCCACCTCCAGCTCAGAATACGCAGCCTAAACCTACAACTACTACGCAGCCAGCAGGAAATACTTCTACTACCACTAGTCCGACTACGACTCCTCCTAAGCCTACGACAACTACTACGTCTACTGGAGGAAATACAACTCAGACTACTCAGAAGCCTGCGAACAATACTACAAAGACTCAACCAACTGCACCTAAGACGACTACACAGAACACTCCTACTACTCAAAATAAGAATATACAGGGACAATTCAAAAGGCCTGAGAATTTTGATAGGAATGCTGCTAGACAGCAAAAGTGGCAAGCTAACAGGGACAGGAAAGATGCTGGTATAGCTAGAAGAAACGCCCTTCAAAGTCAACAGAAGCCTGCTGGAAATGCCTCTACTACTGGAGGATTCGTTAGGAATACTGCTGGGGACACGGATACTAGAAGGCTTAATGCGATGTATCGAGGTCCAATAGTTAAACAGAAAGCACCACAGCAGGCAGGAAAGATAAGTTCAAATGGACTGAGATATACTCCAAATGGGGCCACTCCAGCTGCACAAACAGTAACGAACAATGCTACTCAAACAGCTGCGAATGCTGCAAAACAGACTGGACAGCATATCAGAGATAGAAGAGCTGCCGACCCACTGAAAGATAGAATAGTTAAGTCAAAAGCTAGGTATCAGGCTGAACTTAGGAAGAACAGATTAAGGACCGAAGCCTACAAAACCGACGCGACTTCTGCTTTAGGTAGGGCCGGTGACAGAACTACAACCTTCTTTAAGAGGAGGGGTCAGGACATAAAGACTGGAGTAAAGACAGTCGGGTCTGGAATTAAATCCGGAGCTAGTGCAGTAGGTTCAGGATTCAAGAGAGCTACAAACACCTTCAGAAAGGGTGGAAGAGTAAACGGATTCCTTAGAAGTACTGGAACAGCAATAAAGACTGCTCCTGTAAGGGCTGGGGCTGGAATATTTGGTGGAATGTCTAAGGGACTAGGGAAGATGTCTAGTGGACTCAGTAAATTAGCTAACAGATCTGGGGCTACATCTAGATTCTTAAGAAGTAGTATAAAGAAGTAGTTATGGTAGCAGAAAGAAGATTTCACGTAAATAATGTCGTCGGATACACTCTTAACATAACTTCCATAACTAAATCTGGAATATGTGATGAATGTAATCCACCTGCATACGAAGAGACGGACGAAAAGACCCAGTACATACAGATAACTGAAAGGGAGTTCAGTTCAATGCAAGAAATTGCAGAGTATCTAAAATCTAATCCTTCAGTTGGAGAGGTCTTAGTATGTACAGGTCCTGAGAAGTCTAAGTGGATAGTATCTCCTGACAAAACTCTAGAAAGAGTTGATCTTAATACTAAGGTAAGGTCAATTAAGGCCATATCGTCTCCAGTAATATCTAAGTACAGTGGAAGTTCCGTACCTAAAGTTTGGCTGGTAGAGAAGCAGTCAGGAAAGACTATAGAGGTAGACATTCAATTACTCGAGAATAATTTCGTTGCAATCTATTGGGACGAGGATATTCAAGGTACTTTATTTATATTCTAATTTATCATGGAAGTAGTAGTTCAAGATCTTTTAATTAAAACTAATTGCAGGTACCTAAAAGTGACTTTCAGTAAGTTTCTTGAGATCGTAGAGGACTATGACTCTTCCTGCATTCGGATAAACGTTCCAGAAGGGTTCTGTAAGTCCGACATAATAGACAAAAGAGTAGAGGTTTTGGGATATGACGATAGCCCCCTACAGGAGACCGACTATATCAAGCTAACAAATAGCTGTCCGATACTAAATGGGTTCAAGTTCAAGAAACTTATTCAAACGGACTACGTCATAAACCAATACCTTATTAATGATTCAAATCAGACAAATTTTGTCATAAGATTTGATAATACAAGATGTGAGATAATTATTCCAAAGATAAAGACTCACGATGTTGATGGATACCTGAGAACATTGTGCAAAAATCCGTATCTACGAGTTAGTGTGGATGATGACAGTGATCAGGTACTATCAAACATATATTCATATAACATAACTGAGAGTAGTAGGGATATTACTTCAAATAACTTTTTTGAGTTTAACACGAGAAAGTCGTATAGTAAATACTTGCTTACCTCAGCTATGATATATGACTCATTCTTAATGAGAGTTAAGGGATTATTTGTAGATAAGGGAATTGATTTTATCAAATACCCAAAAACAGATAATCTTAAATCTACTAACTACGTAATATATCGGCTTATTGACTCTGGAAGACAAATGTCTAGAAGGACCTATCAAGAGCCATTAAGATACGCAGTTCAGAAGAGCTCCATTTTTAATTTTGAATTTTCATGCACGGACATACCTGTGTTAGATGATTTTAGGACTAAGTACCAAAATTTGGACTTCCTGACAAATCTAACTATGTTCAATACGAACGATACTCTTGGTAGACCGTGGCTTTCAAATATAGTGTGGAGTCCTATTCCTACAGACTTTAATCAGGAGTATGATCAGGACTCAATGGCCAATATAGCGCATAGAGTAGAATTTTCAGCTACGCTTAACTATTACGAAGTGTATGATGAGAAGTATCACTCTATCAGCAAGGTTATTACGAATATATTGGCTGGAGACGTTAATGTATCTAAAAATAATAGTGACTAGATATGTCTTTAGTATACCATGAAAATATAAGCCCAATAGAAAGCGTCTTTGAGACAACTACGAAATGTAAATATCTATTGGGAATTTCATCAAGTCAAGAGTCAGCTATTATAGATATAGATATGGCCATCCGCCAGAAGATGCCAGTAGTAGACATTGACGAGAGCACTCCAGATGATCTCTTTGTTCCAGTAGGTAAACTGGATAGATTTATAGCAAGTAACCCTTGGGTATTTACAGGACTTCAAGGAGTTCAGGGAGCTAGAGGTCCTATGGGAGACACTGGAGATACTGGAAGAGGTCTTCAAGGGCCTCAAGGACCAAAAGGAAGCAAAGGACAAATAGGTCTTCAAGGAGGGGACGGTGTCCAGGGAAGAGACGGGCTAGATGTAACCGGAGATAGGGGAGATAAAGGAGAAGATGGTCAGACCGGACCAGACGGCGATCCTGGAGATGATGGTCCACAGGGCTATCCCGGAGATAATGTTCCCGGATATGTAGGACCAACTGGAGACCCAGGACCAATAGGAATAAAAGGTCTAATGGGTTATCAAGGAGTCCGTGGGGACATCGGTCTTCAAGGTCCAGAAGGCAATCGTGGACCACAAGGAACGCAAGGCCCTCAAGGACCTGCTGGGGACTCTGTGGATGGTCTTCAAGGAACTCAGGGACCGAAAGGTCTAACTGGTGCACAGGGACAACAAGGCGCCCAAGGAAAGAAGGGAACTCAAGGACCTCAGGGACAAAAGAAGTATGGATCTACGGGACCTACAGGATTCCAAGGGTATGCTGGACAAGATGCTTATGGTAATCAAGGCCAAAAGGGGAATAAAGGTCCGACTGGAATCGGATCAAGAGGCCCTACGGGAGACAGGGGTGATCAGGGACCAGATGGAGCACCTGGACCTGCTGGACCACAAGGACCTACAGGACCTAAAGGAAAAGACCAAATCCTAGCTTCCACTCCACAAGACATAATAGCTGCAATAAATAGAATCCTATTCGGAGGAAAGAATGTTTTTCAATATGGAGGTACGATAGATGCCTCTCAGGCAGGACTTACTGTACAGATTGGAAACCTAAGAACAGATACACTGAAGAATAGGATGAGTAATAAAATAATAGTGGTCCCGTAAGTTATGCTAAGATATTCTGATTCAATAAAGGTAATAACCAGCCTCTTAAATACACAATTTAATTGTAGGTACCTTCTTGCGATAGACAAGTCAGGAGATCCAGCTCAAATAGACCTATTCGAATCCATATCAAAAGACATATATACTAAAGACTCAGAGAATGTGCCAGCAGTAGGGATACTTACTGTAGGTGGAATGAGGAAGTATATAAAGGATAACTACAAGACCATCCAAGGGGCACAGGGAGCAGATGGTGAATATGGAATAAAGGGTGAAAAAGGAGTTCATGGAGACACTATCGGACAGCAGGGAGTAACTGGTGTACAGGGGCCGACTGGACAATTCGGTGAGGATGGTCCAGACGGTGATCAAGGAGAACCGGGTATAAATGCCCTTAATATAAAAGGAACTCAGGGGCCAGTAGGTCCTAAGGGAATAAAGGGATACAAAGGTCCTACAGGATCACAAGGTACAAAAGGAAGATCTGGATCACTCATAGTAGGAAGTCCTCCTACAAGAGGAGATAAGGGATATATTGGGCCATCAGGTGCTCAAGGGCCACAAGGTCCAGATGGACCAAAAGGAGAGATTGGATTAACTGGAGATCCGGGATCACCGAACTTCACGCAGGGTCCACAAGGTCCGAGAGGATATGGTGGAGCTATCATTGGTGGTACAAAAGGTCCAGATGGTGATAGAGGTACTACAGGACTACAAGGAACAAGGGGAGAGACTGGAGAAGACGGTGATGAAGGTCCAGAAGGATATGAAGGAAAAGATATTCCGGGAGACAGGGGTATTCAAGGACCAATGGGTCAGAATGCTTACTACGGGATAGATGGAGACCAAGGACCAGACGGAGACCGTGGACCAAGTCTACCTGGACCGAAGGGAGAAAAAGGACCAAGAGGACAATCTGGACTAAGTATCCAAGGTGATCCGGGGGATAGAGGAGATCCCGGAGAATCCAAACAGCCCTATCGATTCACTGACGATGATGTAAGAAAATTTCTGACCCACATGGGAATCTCTGTATCTGGTGGAGTCCTTAAGTTTGAGGGATCCATAAATGGAGGATTAGTAGAGTTTGGAAACGTCAAAAGACCTTAAAATCTATGGCAAAGACACTAATATATTCAAATGAGCTAAGTCCAATATCGACTCTGGACGCATACAGTTCAGCCAGTAGAATAATAGGGCTAACCGAGGATTGTAAGCCCGCCATGTTGACACCAACCTCTATATCCAACATATTCAGGCTATATCCCTATTCATTGTACGCTAACGAGGATATAGTATCTTCGGTAAAGGATTTCAAAACTAAGGTAACTGGAAAAGGAATCCAAGGGCCTCAAGGAATAAGGGGTCTTCAGGGCCCACAAGGTAAGCCAGGAATTGGGCATCCCGGACTTCAGGGAATACAAGGTCCACAAGGAGACCGTGGAGATACCGGACCAAAAGGTAAAAAAGGACCTAAGGGAAGAGATGGCGTAGCTACAAAGGGACCAAACGGTCCTGTTGGAGATCAAGGACTTCAGGGTAGAACTGGAGTTCCGGGTCTTCAAGGTATCCAAGGGGTAGATGGAAGTAGCACTAAAGGTGCTCAGGGACCTACTGGACCAGTTGGAGAGACCGGACCTACCGGATACATGGGTCTACAAGGACCGAAGGGACCAAAAGGACCAAAGGGAGCTGATGGACCCATAGGATTTGCAGGAATACAAGGTATTCAGGGAGCAGATGGTCATGGAGGAACCGGATCAAAAGGTCTTCAAGGATATATGGGAGACACTGGAGCTCAGGGAGCAAAAGGTGACAAGGGAGAAACTGGAGCGAGAGGAAGACAAGGTGAATCTGAGAAAGGTCCTCAAGGTTCTCCCGGACCGATGGGAGAGACTGGAAGATCTCTCAAAGGGAAAAGAGGTGAGAAAGGAGATCCCGGTGATCCCGGAGAAGGTGCACAGGGGCCTACAGGACCTCCAGGGATACCTGGAAGAAATGTGAAGGGTCCAAAGGGTCCTAAGGGAAGAAGAGGAGATCCCGGAAAAGCATTCACTGATCCCGGAAAAGAGTACTGGTCCATACCAAATGTACTTAAACAAGCAGGATTTTACGCTAATATGAGTAATAGGTCCCTTGGTATAGGAACTAAGCTCTATGCATGGCAAGGAATCCTGACTGGATGGGCTAGAGAGTATATAAGCCCATATTCATAATGACATATCAAGAATAAAACCAACCAACACACACACAAACCAAAATGGAACTCAACAAAGAAATTTATGAGAAAGGTCTCGCTAAGTTTTGCGTAGATCAAGGTCTTAGGATATTTCCCCTTCTTATGAAGTGGGATCTGTCCAAGGGAGTATCTCTGATGAACCCATCAATCTACAATGACGATGGGAAGCTCAAGTGTAATATACGAATAGTTAATTACAACATGAGCCATTCAGAGTTTTCTAAGTACCCTCATTGGAGTGGACCTCTACAGTACATTCATCCTGAAGACGATGTAACACTAAAGACGGAAAATATTTTAGTCAATCTAGATGATGACTTTAATATAGTCGATGGTAATTACATAAACATGCAGAACCTACATGAACCTATCTGGCATTTTATCGGATTAGAGGATGGTAGATTGGTCAGATGGGACAATAAGTTATATCTCATCGGAGTACGTAGAGATACCACTAAAAATGGTCAAGGAAGAATGGAATTATCTGAGATAGATGAGTCCACTGGGAATGAGATAAGTAGGGTCAGGATCCCTACCACAGGAAACGATGATTCGTACTGTGAGAAGAACTGGATGCCTATCTTAGACCGTCCGTATACATTCGTTAAGTGGTCTTCACCTACAGAAGTTGCATTCTATGATCATCAAAGTGACTCTACTCAGAGTATAATTACCAAGAGATTCCCAACCAAGGTGGACGTTAGAGGAGGATCTCAAGTGGTTAAGTGGGGAGATTACTACGTAGCTTTTGGACATAGTGTAAAACTGTGGAAGCCTTACTCAGGAGAGAAAGCATCGAGATACTATCATCATGTTATCGTGTGGAACAGTAATTTCGATCCAGTCTACATCTCTGAACCTTTCTCATTTACTGACGTTCACATTGAGTTCTGTTGTGGTTTGTGTGAGTACAATGGTTTGTACTACGCATCATTCTCCACAAGAGATAATTCTGCGTACATTTTAGAGCTTGACTTTGACTCTATTCTCGGAGGAGAGGTAAAGAAGTTTGATAAGAACAAGGATCATAGAGAAAAATATAAAGATCTCTATGGATGGATCGATGACCTAAATGGAATTCAGTCCAACATAAACATTGCAAACTTCTTATACAAGTCTGGACAGATTAGCTCATCAATAACTCATTACCTGAAAGTTGCTGAAATAGCAAAAGATAATGAATTTGAGTTAAAATATCACTGTCTTGAGATGGTTTCCCTTGGATATGAGAGACTTGGAAGAAGATGGAAGGGGGCTCTCCAATATGCTACCTATGCAATGACTGAACAGCCAGATAGGCCCGAAGCGTATGCATCAATGTGCAGGATTTGGACTGACAAACTCTTCTATGAAGGCACTTACGAGCAGTTCGACTGGATAGAAGTCTTCAAAAATTCCAAGATAGGTCTTATATGGGCCGGAGTCAAGGATTATCCAAAAACCCCATTCTATAATGGAATCAATGAGTTAGAGACTCATTACGTAAGGTCCTTAGATAGAATTGGAAGGGTAGAAGAACTTAAGAAATATCTATCAGAGAACAATTTCGATGAGTTCGATCCTGAGTATAGGGACATCATAATCGACGTATGCAACTCACTAGAGATTATGAATCCGTTCAATGACTACTCAAGAGTTAAGGATAAGATAGGACTTAATTCTAAATTTATATCTGAGAATGTAAAGGATAATAAGTCTCAAATCTTCCAAGACATCTTCGCAGTAATAAATAATGAGTCAAAGGATGGAACCTACTTGGAGCTTGGGGCAAGTGTACCAGTTCACCATAACAACACTTGGCTTCTTGAAAAGCTGGGATGGGATGGCGTGTCGATAGAGATCGAAGGTAATCTTGTATCAGAGTTCTCGAAAGAGAGAAAGAATAAGATTATCTTAGATAACGCATACTGGCATGACTACGACAAGACCATAATCAATTTGTGTAGTGGAAGAGAGATGTCTGATGGAAAGTATGTAGTAGACTACCTATCCGTTGATGTTTGTGGATATAATATAGATGTTTTGTATAAGATACCGTTCAATTTAGCAAAATTCAGATGTATTACGTTTGAACATGACTGCTATAGGGATGGAAATTATACAAAAGAACAGTCTAGGGAGTATATGAAGTCTCTTGGATATAAGTTAGTAGGGGAGGACATCAAGTACAACTCTAAGAACTCATTCGAAGACTGGTATATACACCCAGATCTTGTTAAGGATAAGAGGATCCAATCTAATATATATAAATTGACGAAGTACGTACAGTCAATTTAGCCCTCTACGATTGCCTGAGGATCGTTCCCTCAGGTAATCACTTTAAAATTTTATTTTGAATACTAAAAGAGAAACATAAATGGCAAGTGTACCTATTAAAGAACCCTATGTAAAAGTTAGGGAACAGATAATGAGTAGGCCAACCGTACTCAATATCGATGGGACCTCAAATATTGGGGTCGTTATAGTGGCTCCGGCGGGGCCTAGACTGGCCTATGTAGACGGTCCGAATACGTTCCTTAAGCTGTATACAGTTGACGGAACTATTCCTAGAAATGCCCATAGGTCTCTTATCAATGCTTTCCTATTATCACACTCAGCAGGGTTGGTAGTAGTTCGTTCGATGAATACTACTGCTGTGTCAGGACTATTCTTTACTCACGAGGATAAGAATGAGTCAAAGCTGTTTATCAATTCTGACAATAACTCGCTTTGGGGAATAGCTTTTGATGACAAGTATTACTTCTGCAATAATGGAAACGATTCTTGGGATGACTTCTTGAACGTTATCAAGAATCAAGTAAATGATAATGGAGATCCAGTCTATGATGCAACTGCTCTCGGTAAGATAAAGACTGCCGGACAGGGTAAGAGTGTATCGTGCAAGAACTTTACTGAGCTGGCAGAGAAGCTACAGTCATCTCTTACGACTAGTCAATCAAAGCCGTATTCAGCCATATACTCACCTAAGGTTGGTGGAATAGTATTTACTCCGGATATTGAAGCTGCATATACTCTTGACGCTGCCGCTAAAGAGAGTCTAGTCGGTTTGAAGTTAGACCTTAAGCACAATAAGACAGGACTAAGCTCGCTAAAGGCTACTCCAATTAAGTATAAAGACAACGTAGCACTTACGGAATCTGAAGTACTTGAGTTTACGTTTGCAAATGGCGTAGATTCTAATTGGGCATTCGTATATGGAACTATGGCCTACTACCACGGTGCTATTGACAAGTCAAAGTATGATGATTATAGTCTTGTATCCTGCAAAACTCTTGACGATGTGATCACTTCGATCAGTGGTATCAAGGGTATGGCCTGTGAAGAGGTTGAAAAGGATAAGAAGATAAAAGTAACTTATAGTAAGGGAAATAGGATATACATCGCCGCGGATGATACTGGCCTGAATGAAGGTGTTACGGTAAAACAGCCAGAGACTCCTACTTCAGTAGATATGAGCAACATGCTGTTTAGTATCTACCCGAATGATCCTCAGGGAAGTGATGTATATAAGATGGTAGTACAGCCTGATAGTGGAAACATCTTTTCGCTCAGTTTAACTGATGTGAAGAGTACAAAGAACTATCTTGTATCGCTTCTTCCGGATGAGACTGATGAGTCTGGAAACAATGTATTTATAGAGAATCTGAATGCTCTTGGGACTGGATTCACTATAGTTACTAATCCAGATTATGATGAGAACAATCTTAGGACTCACTCTCCTAAGTTGACTCAGGTATTTAGCTTCGGAAACTCTGGCCTTGACCTGTCTTCAAGTAAGAAGGTATCTTGTCTCGTTCAGGCTCTTTATAGTCTAGAAGATCAAGGACTTTATGACATAGAATATCTAGCTACGGCTGGTATTGTAGATCTACAGTTCTTGAGACAGTTCCAGTTTATCGGAAAGAGAAATGACTGGTTCACTCCGGTGGATCTTCCACATGATAAGACTAATGTAAACTCTATCAAGGGATTCATCTTGAACCTTGCTCAGGATAGCAATACGATTGTAATGGGCCCGTTTGATAAGGATACATCACTCACTGGGTGGATGACTTATATAGCGGCTTCTTCTAGATATTATAGAAAAGTCATGCAGAATAAGTCAGTTAGGTCTGAGTTTGCTCCTACGTTCGATCAGACGAATGGTACGTTAGAGTATAAGAATCCTGTATACATGCTGGATAAGGGAGATAGGGAGAAGCTATTGAACTTCGCTGCTCCTGTTAACTTCCTAGTTTACAATCAGAGAACTGATTCTTACTACTTGAACAACAATGAGACATTCCAGCCGAATAAAGATATTCTATCTGAAGAGCAGAACCGAAGAATGGTCAACAAGATCAAGAAGGACTGCAATAGGCTGATGCAGAGATTCAAGGGAAGGGTAAATACAGTATCTACTAGACAAGATGTAGAGTCACTCCTAAGGCACTACTTTGAAACAAATATTCAGAATCAACTCTATAAGTTGGATGACTATGAGGTTGTCTGCGATAGAGCTGACGTAAATACAACTGAGATGATCACGGCCAACCAGCTTGGCGTACATGTAAGTGTAAGGTTGACTAACTCAGTTAAATACATCGATGTTCTTGTTAAAGTTTACCAGATCGGTACAGACTTTAACAGTTAATATAATTGGTTTGGTGTTAGGTTAGGTCGGAGGAGGTGTGCAGGCATTTTATAGTGCCAGTGCATCTCCTTCTTTTTCTTCCAATGTTATGAAAGGAAATGGATTTGTAAATGAATTGTTAGACAACACTAATCACTTTTACTCAGCTTCTCTCAAGATGTTTGACTGGTGGAGGAAGATAATAGGAGTAAAGTGTCAGGTGGTTAGATTATCTGATGATTATGTGTACAGAAAAGTATATGGGTCAATAGCTACGTCTACCCTCGTTGATGATGAAAATGCAAATAGGTTCAATTATACGGCCCTATTTGGAACTAACGATATGTTAAGACTATATAGCAAGTCTACCGATCCTATACAGATGTATGACAATAGAGATATACTAAAGGCTGGGGATCTTCTAATCTTCTCAAGAGGTGATCAAGAGTTTAAATGGAAGGTAACTGACCTATTTACATTCAGTGAGGCAGGGGGAGTCCTAAACCAATACACGATCAGTGGATTAACTGAAGTCGATTCTACCAGAAACTTAGAATTCTAAGAGATGAAAAAAGAAGATGTAAAGAGCAATAGGGTCGTTGGGATACCCAATGGAGGGCATAATCCAAGCGGTAATTCCAAGATAGTAGATATTCCTAATGGAAGTCATACTCCGGAAGGGACTCCGAAAGTCGTGGATATTCCTAAAGGAGATAAGGATCCAAAAGGAAAGCCTAAGATAGTTAACATATACGATAGTGGATTCAGACCTGAAGGTCATCCAAAAATAACAAGGCTTCCCGGATCAGGATATGAACCATCAGGACATCCTAAGAGAGTTGAAATACCAAACACAGGATTCCAGCCATCTGGAAAAGCAAAGGTAGTCGATGTTCCGAAAGGAGGTCACACTCCGGAAGGAAAAGCAAAGACTGTGAATATCCCCGGAGGGATGATGAATCCTGCTGGGGCACCAAAGAGAGTTGGTCTTCCAGAGTCAGGGTCAGCTCCTAAATCAACAGATAAGATAGTCAACATACCAAAAACTGAGGCTCCAAAATCTACTGATAAAGTAGTTGGATTGCCAAAGATAGAACACATACCGACCGCAATAGCCAAGTCAATCTATATACCAGACAACGTAGAAATGTAATCTGTAAAGAATATGAGTAAGTCCCTTGCAGAAGTATTTAAGATAGAAAATAAGGTAGTAAAGATCCCAAAACACATGGGACAAAATTACGTCCTTAACAATGTCGCCTCTAACGCAATAGATAAAATAAAGGATAGTCCTGTAAGGGATGTTATAAAGAAGGCTACTGGAATAGACATAAAGAAACTACCGTCAGGTAAGGATATTCTTAAGTCTATTGAAAATGTTAGAAAAAATCCTGTACAAGCACTTTGGAACATTGCCAACGATGTACTGAACCCTAAAGAAGAGAAAAACAAGGACGCTCAGGAGAAAGTAGTCGAAAAGGTAGATAAGAAGGCAGTAGAGATACCAGTAAACCACAACGAAGGAAGGCCTACCGGTGGAGAAGTAAATGGAAGGGATCGTCCAGACTATGGTAAGATTCTTGGAGGAGTCAATGGCAAAGTAAATGATCAAGATGCTGATACTAGTAAGATCCTGTCCGGAATAATAAATGGGGTCTCAGATAAGAAGGAGAAAGAGAAGGGAGTAGAGGGAAACCCTGACAAGAAGGAGTTCGAAAAAGGAAGAACACCATTCTCACTTCCAAAGTCGAACGAGGGCGACAAGATAATGAAGATCTACGAGTCCCTTGGAAGCTCAGACGTTGGAAAGAAGAATATCGGGAATCTTGCAGACTATGCTAAAGACAATGTAAGCAGGACATCCTCTATCGGCAGTAAGGGAGTTCTTGATCGCACTGCTCCCGTAGACAAAAAATCAAAACAGTGGAAGAGAGTAGCCAGTGACTACTTTGCATATAATGACCCATACAGCTCATCAAGCGTTGTCCATGAGTTCAGTACCTTCAATGAGGCTGTCCAAGACTTGAGGAGTAGGGGACTATTATCATCTTATAGAGATATAGCTGGATTTGAAATGGGGTCAGATCATATGTGGAAGATAAGACTTCTTCCATATCCATATGAGGAAGACGACGTTGAAGTGTTCAAAAGTCTCGGAAGGACGTCGGTCGTCCCACCACTGCCTGTATATAGACTACCAAATTACTGGAAAGAGACGGACAAGACATCGTCCGGAGGTACTGTAAAGGAACAGTTGACTAGTGAAGCATCTGGAATCCTCGGAAGTGACGGTAAATCTAAAAAGTTATCTATAAACATACCTAGCTTGTTGGATGGAGTTCCTCTAATCGGAGATATTAAAGAAGGTGGACTAATATCTGGATTGACTAATGCTGCAAGTAGTGAAGGAAAATCCGGAGAAATTAAAAATGGAAAGATTTTCAGCTTTTCTCACAATCCTCCAGTACTGTCCTATGATATAACCCTTGGAACTATTAGAGCAGACTCTCTTAGACTATTTAACGGAAGCTCATCAGAGGTGATGGCAGGGATGAGTTATAATGCTATGATGTCCATGTCAATTCTTGACGATGTATATGGAAGCATGAAGAAGTACATGGCATCTTTCATAAATGCTGCATACGACATCAACACTAACTCTATGGCCCCTTACTACTCGATAGCGTTCCAGATAGAACTAATAATTCTTAGGGCAGGAGGACAAATAAACTACCATCACAAATTTATTGGTGTCCCAATAGAGTATACAGTACGACATAGTGGATCTCAAGAGACGACCGAAGAGAGTAGGGTAGACCTTAACTTCGGAATAATTGGCTACAAGACGCCTAAGTCTGGTAAAAAGAGAGAAGTTTATACTGGAAATATGGGTGGAAGGGCTGTAGCAAAGACAAAAAATGGGTTAGAAAAATCATTTAGTCTAAGTAATTTGAGATGGGGCGATATTCAGGTTAAGATGGGACAGGATGGATCATCTATGGGTAGAGCCAGTGTCACAGGAAAGGACGGAAAAACGGAAGTAATTGATTTGTAATATATGTCAGTAATAAGTCTCCAATCAATACGTAACTCGGGTAAGACAGAGTCCACTGATTTTTATGTAGGATCAGTTATAGATTCTGAGTCTGGATTTTTATACCCAAAATTAGTAAATAATATATCTGTCCTAGACTCTATGTTTGGGGACTTTCCATATAAGCAGATGTACAGGGATCTTATCAATAACGACATCCCTGTATGTCTTCTTCCTACAATAACTAGGGAGAGCGAATATAATCTGTGTTCTCTTAGACTAAGTAATGGAATAGTGACTGTATGTCACCCTAAGATAGGAAAGAAGTATACTTACATGTCGATGAGTAACTTGTTTCATTTTGAGTTTTCTAAGAGAGATCTTATTAGTAGCCAATATGGATATTCATATACTGTTACTCACAATCTTGAATTTTATCCAAGGATCGTTGTAGAAAGTGATGGAGAAGAGATCAAGCCGATAATCTTCTATAACGATAAGGACATAACAATTACCCTAAGTGAGAAGAGAAATGGATCTGTATGGATAGAGTCTATTCCCCAAGTAGAGTCAGACCCTAATTTCATAATAGTAGATAGGTTTGGTAAACTTGGTGGAGGAGTGACTCCAACATATGAGTTTGAAGTCCCAAATAAGGTTATTCCAGAAGTAGTTGTTACTATAGATGAGGGACCGAATAAAGGACAGAAGGTAGAGACAAATGTCCATATAGATGATTCTAGTGGAAAGAATATGGTGACAGTATCTCCTAAACTCCCACAATTTGATGTCAGGTACAGAATAGATGTCAGAATAGTTCCATCTGGAGCTCTTATAACAAAGAATGCCTACTCTGAGACAAATATCTACCACAATGGAAATAGATTCCCTCTATTTAAGTTTGAAAAGGGTGGGGACGAGTCTTGGGCCCATGTAGAGTATAAGACTATAAACTATGCAGTTATTAAAGTATCTGACGTAGATGATACTGTCATAAGGTACAACATTATTAGTGCTAAGGGAGACTTTAACATAAATCTCTTGAACACTCACCAGACTATGTTTAACCTTATACTTGACTTCACTGACGTTTCCTACAATGAATTAGTAAGACGTGGGTCTTTAACAGATCCAAGCAATTACTTAATAATAGATACTGTAAACGAACAATGCTTAGTTGCATCAGGGGAGTGGCATGGAGTTACTTCAAACTACTATAATACTAATGCTGTACACTATTTCGAAGAAGGTGTTGGGGCTGATGATAGGGAGAAAAAGAACTATACTTTAACTAAGTTTAAGGAATGGTTTAATGATCGATACTCAAACTCTTGTAGTAACTACGAGGATCAGCTAGTATCTTTCATAAAGCATTTCATACAGACAAACGGTCTCCCACATCTTGATCAGTTTGGTGAGCAGGTATTCATAGATGATTGGAAAAAAGCCCTAATAGATGAGGCATATAAGTGGGATTTCTGGCTAGAAACAAACGAGTACTCGGTAAAAATCCTAAATCATATTCTTGAGAAATACGATCAGTATACTCTGGTGTCCTTATCAGATTTCATATCGGAAATAAAAGCACTTAACCTAAGGAATGAGAAGCTACTGATAGAGTATGCTAATCCAATCCATAATCTCAATCACTACAGGTTCGATGGAATAAGGGTCAGTGATCTATATAATCTTACTCAGGACAAGTTATGTGATCTTACTGAGAGGAATAAGGTGGTGGATATATTCTCAGTAGCCAAGGGAAGCGTTGGAAAAAATACTTGTGTTGAGATAAATGAAGTACGTGATGTAGAAGGTGTCTATGATATAACAGTATCTAATGGATCAATTACGGAGAACTACACGGTAAGGCTTTATGGATCTGAGGAAGATTATGTTATAGATACCATATTTATATCGGAGATAAATCAATTATCTGAACTAATTAGGATATACTTCTATAACTATTGGGCAAATAATCGTCTCATTGATAGTATCTACTATGACGAGGAACTGTACGGTGAGCCGTATAACGAAGCAAACCTGAGAAAAATAAAGGAATTAAAATTACCAACCGGAAAATTCTATCTCGACAGAAACGTAGATGAAGTAATTACTGAGGAATCCAGAAAAAACAGCCTAAAAATCTATGCTGAGTCTGGGTGGTATCCTGATCTTTTCTTAGTAGACTCTCTCCCTAACGACTATAGTCACTGTAGAGCGGTTCTTGATTTAGTAAAGTACAATGATGATACAGATAAGTCGATATATTCTCAAGCTCTCATCAAGCTAAACTCCCATCAGTTAGGTAATAGATGGTTTGGTCAGGATGGCTACCCAATAAGTGAAGAGAATAGGATTCTCTACTTCTATGACGACATAAGTATCGGAGGGATTGCTTATCCATCTTACTATCCATACATACTTAACATAATCGGACAGACGTACTTGGATCTCCCAAAGAGAGATATACTGTACGAACCTTTCAGACTTGTACCCGGAAACAGCATTCACATAAAAAGGTATGAGGACATAGAGATTTCTGGAATTATTGAAAAGAAAGTAGGTAACTACGTAAAAGTAAACTACCTAGAAACTAACAGGAAAGGTGAATCTACACTGAAGGTTCTTCATGGAGAGATTGAGGGTGATAAGATAAATATTCTACAATCATCCAATTCCAACATAGTTACAGAAACCTTAAATATAGAGAATGACGTAAAAGGATTTCTCAACAAAAAACACATAAACTACCTAAACCTAGATAATCTTAAGTATTTCTATAAAACACTTTCTGAAACGCCTGGACAACGATCTATCTTCATTGTTCAATTTATACTTTCAAAGTATACGAGAGAGATACTTCAGATAAGGAACGAGTTAATTGGTCTTACCCGATTAATGGTTACGAGAAAATTGGAATACATTAATTCTAAGTGTATGAGACTAATACCACTCATAGTATCCTCAGAGTTAGAGTCCAACTTCTCAGGTAATTCTATTCAAGTGACCTATACCGTATTATTAAGCACCATAATCAATAAGGAATATAAATTAAACTTTGTATTAGATACTTAAGAATTATGGCTAAACAATTTCTAGAGAGTAAGGAGCTACGGTCTCAAAACGACCTCCTTAACTACATAAATTATCAGAATATTAATCAGGAGCATAGGGAGTTCTTACGTTCTGATACGTGGGACTTTGAGTGGGCTCAGCCTGCTGCTGCTGTATATTTTCCTGGAAATGACCTACTAAAGTCTAGAATGCAGGCTATCAATACCCAATTCCCAGTTCAAATTGGTCAGATGATGGCTCAAATTCGTAACTTTACTCTATTCCAAAATACGATTAGTGGTACGACTGCTGGAAACTTCTCCTTGGATTACATGGACTTCGAGGATCAGGCTATCAAAGCATGGCTGGATGACTGGAGGGACAAGCTCGGTGGAAGAAGTGACAGATATGCCTTCAGAAAAGAAGATACTTTTGCTCAGGCTAAACTGACGCTTATGAACAGCTCTCGTAAACCAATCTACGTATATGAGATATTTACGATACAGCCTGTAGACTCAGGTAACTTGCTTAATCCAATGCTTACCAGTGATGACCCACAGAACGTTGGTCAGGTGAGTGCGTCATTCTCTTTTGAACATTTCGAGGGAAGATTTCTCAATATATAATAATTACGGGCAGGAGAATGTACATATATGTATATTTTCTTGCCTATTATTTTTATCTTTTTATGATCATACCTACTCATACCTTACCAAGTGGATATAATTATCCATTTTCATCAATCAATGTAAAGCCAATGACCTTCGCACAGATTCTGGAGTACATGGAAAATACTCCTAAGAATCAAATAGACAAGTTTTACTTTGATTATTGCTTAATAAGCAATGAAGATCCGAACGTTAAGAACCTTCTCGTAATAGACATGGAATATGTAATCTACATGAAGAAGGCTATAACGGTATCGGAAGACCTTGAATTTAAGTCGTCAATAAACTGTCCCAGATGCAACACTGAACTTAAGTACCAAATAACTCTATCAGGAATAAACTGGAATAAGATGGATCCAGAGGCACTTAATGGATTTACTCTCAATTTCGGCGGAGAAGATCTGAAGGTTAGGATGCCAACTACTGAGCAATTCATCAATATCTACAGCAAGTATCGAATGTATAAGAGGAACACTGACATTAGAATTATTAAGTTAGTAGCTCTATTCGAACAGGCTGAGGTATACCATAACAAGATTGAGAGGATGGTTGTAAATGCAACCTATGGAGACATAACCAAGCTGTTCATGCTCGATGGAGTCTTCTACGATTTCGTTGAGCACCTCCATCTGCACTGTGATGAATGCGAGAAGATGTATAATCCAACTGCAAGCGATTTGTTCAATCTAAAGTTGGAAAAAGGAATTAAAGAAGACGAAGAAATCCCTGAGGATCTTATAAGAGAACTAAAATATAAGCATGGAGGCATTGAGATAGGGGTAGAGCCCTTAGTCTCTAACTTTTTTCGAGACATCAGTATCAACAACCCAATTACTTAGTAGAAAGTATTACTTAGAGAGATTTGCTAAGATGCAAAATATAGAGAACTATACTCTAGGATATATATCTGACTACTGGAAAATGTACTGTAAGGAACTTGAGTCTTCAAAGGGAAAAGATATAGATTATCCGAATCTTAAGCTAAATTTCAAAGAAAAGTAATTGTTTGTAGGTAATGGGAGGAATATCAAAATCATTAGGCGAAGGGGCTGGAAGATTAGCTAAATGGGTGAATAAGGCTGGTAAAGGACAAAATGCTAGCTGGTTTGGAAAGATGCTCAGAGGGCCACTTACGCCCATAAAAAAGTCTCTAAGAAAAATATCTGAGCTTCTAACCCCCGGACTAAGCCTTAAAAATACTTGGAGAGTTGTAAAGGACTATGGAAAAGCTCACCTTGTAAATATAAGAAGAAATATCCTAAAACATCCTTGGAGGTTCACGAAGACTGTAGTTAAGAAAGCTGTTGTAGGAGGGCTTATGGCTATGGCCTTCAAAGTGGTGACTGGATCTCTATTTGGAGGAGGGAACAAGAGCAAACTTGAAGATCAGCCGGCTCCAGAGCCAGTACCGGTTGGACAAGATTTTAGGTCGGGACAAGCTCAAGCAGAATCAGATGGAGGCAGAAAAGCTGTTGAGGGAATAGCCAAAAACATGGCTAAAAACTCGAAAGAGCAGCGTAAACAAGACATTGACTCTAAAATAGCTGAGGTTAAGTCCCAGCAAATGGCTGATTCAAGTCTAAAAAGTCACCTAACTCCTATAAATTCGAGTCTTCCAACCAACCTAGAACATATTTATGCTAGATCTGAGGATGTAGGTGAACAAAATAAGTCAATAATAGAGCTTCTAAACAGGGCAAATGACATCGCCTTAGATAATAATAAGGTAGGTAAGAAAGCGTTTGATCTCGAAAAGGCTCAAGTAGAGTCAAGACTCAGAAAATCATCTGATCTATATCAGATCCTTCAGAAGATGAAGTCAGAATCGGAGTCAGCAAATGCAGAGCTAAACAACATAAAGAGCGAGATTGGTGGATCTGAGAAGAGGATCGCCATGAGGAATGCTGCTGACATAGCTAGAGCGATGAGAGATAAGTTCAAGGCTAGAGGAGGAAAAAGTGTTGGTATGCTTACTCTTCTGTCTCTTGGATTCATCGCTTCAGTTCTTAACAATACTTTCGACATAATCGACGATGTAAGGAAGAAGATAGTAGAGGGATTTGAAGGGGTATCTGAGTTCCTCAGAGGCATAGGTCAGAGTATTGGATTTATCAAAGATGATACTTCTGCTGTAGCTACGATGCAGGCTAATACTGGTCAGGACGCTGCTAAGAACGTTAAAAATGCCGGGCTGGATAGAGACATAGACGATAAGGACATAGATGCAGATCCGGGATCCACTCCTCAAGTAGATAATGAAGGTAAAAAGATAGTAACTCAAGAAGACTATCGTGACGAGGACGGAGACATAGACAAAGAAAAAGCTAGGAAGGACAATGTCAACGTCAAGTACGAGAAGAAATCTGGACTTGAACATGCAGGAAATATCGCCAGTACGGTAGGACTTGAAGGGAAGAGGCTCTGGGGAGCCATGAGATATGCCACTTCTAAGAAATTTCGACTAAGAAAGAAGATTGAGTTCGAGGAAGCCTTAGAAGAAATAAAGAACCAGGCAGAGAAAAGGGCATCAGCTGCAAAAAGAGCTGTCATGGATGGAGCTGACGATGTTGCAAAGGGAGCTAAGAAGGTTACTGAGAAGGCTGCTGGAGCTGCAACTAAGGCCGGAGAGGCAGCTCGAAAGGGTGTAATCAACAAGGCGTTGAAGCTACTAAAAGACTTTGCAAATGGCCCAGCTCTTAAGGGACTATCAAAGACCATCGGAAAGAAGAATGCTGACATTATCATTCGAATGGTCAAGGGTATTGTCGGAGACATTGGAAAAGGTATTGCAGTATCCAGATTTACCAAGTCAATTCCCATAGTTACCCAAATTCTTCACTTAACTGAAGCTATTGATAGGGGATTTGAAAAGGGTGATTGGTTAGGAGCTTTCATTGAAGTAGCCTCTGCAATAACCTACTTTATTCCAGCTGCTGGCCCCTATGTGTCGGCCGCTATTGATGCATTCCAAGTCGGAAGGGATGTTTATAGGAATATAACTCTCGGAGACCTTGCTGATAATGCAGATAAGTATCTACAAGAAAAAGCAAAGAAGGGAGAGTATACTCGAAACAAAAAGGGAGATCTCCTTAATGAAATCATCCGAAAATACAATACCGGAAAAGAGTCTGACAGCGAAATAAAGGATAAGGCTATCCTCGGAGTAAAGAAGGTAGGTGAGGAAGTAAAAGCAGGAAAAATTAAGAAAGACTCTGCCGAATACTACAAGAGAATCAATGAAGAGCTTAAGTCAGCGGGGGCTGATATTAAGTATGATAATAAAGGACAGCTTCAAAACACTAGAAGATACGCTGAGGACATAACACTCAGTAGATCTGATAAGATAAGTACTGACTTAAGAAAGATAAGATTTAACACTCTAAGGGCAGCTTTTGGACCTCTCGGTATGATAGCTCCATCCGTCTTAAAACCTATAGATAACTTCCTAAACGGGGCAAGAAAAGCTGACTGGGGAGACCCAAAGAAGGTTAATAAAGACAAAAGGATCAATAAGACTGAGAAGTCTGTTGGTAAATTGGAGACCCCAGTAGAACTTAAACATTCTCCTTTTGGAGTTCCTGCCAAACTAACCACAAACTACAAAGAAGGTGGGTTCATGTTTGGTATTGGTGGTCACAAGGGCATCGATGTCGTAATTCCTGAGGGAGCAGATTTCACTCACCCATTCTATGGAGAAGTCGTTGATGTTAAGAAAGACGAGGTCTCCATTAGGGACACTACTGGATTCGAAAGTAGGTATGCTCACATAAAGCCAAAGGTAAGAAAGGGAGAGAAAATTAAGGCCGGAACTACGAAGATCGGTACTCTTCTTAAGAGCGAGGAAATGCCTAAGGGAATGGCCCCACACTTACACTATGAAACCTATGACCTTCAAGGTAATGACGTAAACCCATTCAGATATATCGAGGGAGATGAGTCATTAAGAGCCAAGGGATCTCCTAAGGACATGGTAACTAATAAGCCCAGTTACAGTGGTCCTATGAGTGCAAATGCTGACTCAGTAGAGAATGCAAAGCCAATGATCTTCCCAAGGACTTATAAGGGGGATCCGAAAGCAACAGTAGACAAAAGCTACGATAACTATGGTCTCGGTCTATATCCGAAGGATCGTCTTGGTGAAATGCAGTATGGTAGGATCAAGCAGAGAAAGTCATATGCAGGAAGCGTTGTCGATGGATTATCTATAGATCAGAGGGCCCTATTCATCATGCAGAAGCTGATGAAGGAAGGCGGTTTATCTCCAATAGCTGCTGCTGCACTAACTGGCGTATGGTGGGCTGAGTCAGGATTGAACCCACACATCACTGATAGAGCCATGCAAGGTCATCCTAAACACGAGATTGGACAAGGAATTGCCCAATGGACTTGGGAGAGACCTAAGATGTTTAGTAGGTGGCATCAACAGAAGTATGGGACTCCAGCTTTTCCGATGGATACTGATCTAAATAAGCAGGTTGAATACGCCCTATATGAAATGAGGCCGAGAACTCAGCTTATGAGTGTCCTTAGATCGACTCAAAACCTAACTGAGGCAGTTGATGCTGTCTTGAGGGGGTATGAGAACGGTGGTACAAGGTTCACAAGTATAGAGAAGATAAATCAGCTTTACCGAAAAGGTGGTGGATACGAAGGTCTTATGAGAGGTAGGATGAGACATACCTACGATGCTCTAGAGATTCTTAGAAATTCTTCAGGAATACAGCTTCCAGAGGGTATTGCTGATGGATCATACTGGCAGTCTATCGGAAGTGGAGGAAACGGATACAACTTTGTCTTCGGAAATCAGGTTGGAATGCCGGGGATGAGTATGGGTCAAAGTTCTGTAGGGGCTGACCTAAGTAAATCATTCTCAGAGAACTTCCAAGACAAGATCGGTAGCCTGATCGAAAAACTCGATGGAATTGGAGGATCATCCGACATGGGTGGTGGCTTCGACATGGGAGGAATGGGAATGATGTCCAACAACGGAACTTTCGGAGGTGGAGCAACTAATCCTGAGGTTAGCAGTATGTGGCCAGAATCTCTTAAGTCAAACGTAGGAGGATCATCACAGACGGCAGCACCTCTTCCACAAGGATCAATCCCATCGAAGGGAGCAGCTAATCCAGGGTGGAGCCCTAACTTAGGACTTCCTACAGTAAATGCCCCAACCATCAAAGCAGGAGATAATAACGTTACAAATAACATATATCTATCTAACAATTCAAGTAAGATAGCAGAAATGATGTAATTAAGACTATGGCAGCATACGACGGAAATTTATTTTATGACGCTCAGTTATATAATAGCAATATTTCTTGGCAACTCTTTGGTCAGCCTCAGTCGTTGTCTGGAGGAAACATGGAAGAGTACAGTACGATCCCCCTATTGAGGGGGATCTTATCTGATACAGAGCTTGGATTCTCAGTAGCGCATGACTTCGGAAGTTCAGATTTGTTGGGTGGTGCAGAGGGTTTTGCTGGACAAATCGTAGGTATTGCGGATAAACTGTCTGAAGCTACCGCATTAGGAAAAGCTATTGGTAAAAGCACATTCAGTATATTAGGACAAGACGTTGGTCCAGATCAGATTACCAAACTAATTGGTAGGATGAGTAAGAGGGGTGGAGATATATTCGGTGCCGCTACTCAATATGCAGGATCAAGATTTACCACTGCATTCGACTTTGTTAAGGTGTTCAAGGGAACTGGATTAGAGATAGAAATCCCCGCATTAGAGACTAGGATTTATCATAAAGTAATAAACAAGAAGCCGGTAGAACTAGTCGTAAAGGACTTGATAGATAAGTTTGTAGGGGACTTGGTAAGTACCAGTCTAGATGATGTAGATAATGTTCTAGGTATACAGGCTCCTCCCAATGGATATGTTCCAGAGTTTAGAGTAATTTCTGGGGACCATCACGTCCCTGGATCATTCTGCTTGAAATACGGTCCATACACAATAGATAACTTACTTGTAACTAGCTTCTCATATAGACTATCTACGGTGAGAGTTAGGGAAATGAGCTCCGATGCTAAAGTGTTCGACTTCGATAATATTAAGGCAGGAGCTACTTCCCTATATGCAGATGTTAGAGTAGGACTACAACCATGTACCTATATTTCTAAGAATACATTAATGAAGATAATGGGAGCAAAGGCCTTAGAGTCCTCTAGTGCGGACAAAGAGAACGGAAGTATGCAGAAGATTCCTCTTCCAAATGGAGGTAGTTTCTCTGTACCAAAACTTCCAGATTTGCCTAAGAAGAAATAGATTATGTATACAAGAAGTAAGAGCGTATTAGCAAGTAACAGTGTAAGTTCCGATAGGTATATAGAGGATAAGGGGGGAGTTCCAGATATTGCGAACTCAACCCTACTCTATTATCTAGACAATTGTTCAGAGAGGAATATTTATACCATAACAAAGTATGAAGGGAGGATAGACCTTATATCTGAGGAAATATATACAAAACCAGAATATTCTTGGATACTTATGTATACAAATAGGATAACGAGCCTCGATGAACTTACTTTAGGTAGAGACATAGAATATATACCTATGAACAAGTTGAACGCTATATTTAAGTCTATATAAAATGGGAAAGAAACTACTAGTTGCGAATGATGAGTCTTCCTTGGATATAAAGGGTCTGTTCGACAAAGACATAGAGATACATTCTGCTGTTATAAAGGAAGAGCTTCACGGAGACCTTCCTGATTTGGAGGTATCCTTCTCTACTGATGATCCTGATATAAGTGAGATAAATAAGAAGTACGAATGCTCCCTTAAGTCTGGTGAAGGGGCTGAATGGAAGTTTGGTGCATTCGTTTATGATATGTCTTATCAGAACAATGGGATGACCCTGAAAATGATCTGCTGGGATCCAAAATTCACTAAAGAAAAGTTTACTACAAAGTATACTTCAATAAAGAATGCGATTGAGTCGACATGCTGTGCTGAAATAGTAGGAAATCCTGAGTCAGCAACAAATACGGATATACTTAACTTCAAGGATCCTTCAGCCCTATATCAGAGAAACGAGACGAATCACCATTTCTGCACGAGAATGTGTAGGAGCTTCAAGTATAATACCGTCTTTGGATATGTCTTAGATGGACTACTATTCGTTGACCTTAATTCATGGAAGAAAGACATAGAACTAAAAGAACGTGCAGAAATAAATCTTATAGCTCCTTCAAGTTGGTCTGAATCCAAGCTATATAATCAGAAGGTAGAATATATAGACTACTCCAAGGGGAAGGATCCTAATCATGTCACTGTCAGGTTCTACGAGAAGACTTTTACAGTTAACAATGACTATAAAGAGCTGATAGGGAATAACCTCTACAACACTAAGCTGATAGCTAGTAAAAACACTAGTACTTTTACTATGAACTACTTACCTCAGTTTAGAGTCGGACAATTTGCGGCTATACCAAGTGATCAGATAAAATTCAATGAATGTTTTATATCTGGAAGAATAGTTGAGTTTAATAAGTCTAAGGTGTCAGTAACTTTTACAATACAGTCAATAAATCCATGAACGTATATTTTGGAAGGGTAACGGAAGTAGTTGATAAGAAGAAATTTGTTATAAAATTCACGGTAGATACTACGATAGAGGACTGCATAGCATATCCGATAGATACTTTTGATGAGCCAAATGAAGGAGATCCTATTTATCTAATAGAACTAGACGCTCCATTTGGATACAGCTACATGTGGAAGAAATTAAGACTATTCGACCACACAAGAATGAAACTGTTGGATTCAGTAGTCGATATATACGATGATCATGTAGAAATTCATGCAGGAGAAGATAAATCGGTCATTTTGATAAAGAATGACGGATCAATAAATATAAAATCTACTAATGTAAAAGTAGAGGCTACTAATGTAGAGGTAAAGGGATCTACAGTAAATATAACTGGAGGGACACTAAAGACAGGAAATGGTGGAACTGCTTCCCCTACTAGTAAAGGAGGCTTCTGTGCTATTCCAGTATGTCCCCTTACTGGAGCACCTCACATTGGAGACGTACTTTCTGGAACATAAAAATTAATTGCCATGACTAATATATACAAAAAGGTTTACGAGATACTGTCTGATGACATGGACGGAGTGTTGAGATTTATAATTCCTCTCCTCATTATTATAGAGATTATACTTAACATAGATTACTCTAACTTGGTACTTAGCTGTGTATTATACTTCGCAGCCATAAATGCAACAAAACTATTCAAGAGATACCTTGACGAAAGAAAAGAGTATTCTCAGGAAATAAGCAAGAATCTCTATGGCCTCAACAGTATTAGGAAACTTATTAAGGACAAACGCCGCAGGATCAACAAGTCCCTCCCAGACAAACAAGGGGATACTAAGAGCAATTAGTACGTATATATCTACTAATGTAACTCTCAGTTCAGTATTTTCTGGAGCACTGATAGCACCTCCAGGTACTCCATTAGTTGCTCCAGACATACTAAAGATAAACTCCTCTCCAATGCTCTCATACCAATTGTCTTTTCCAAGGCCATCTGGTGGAGATGGATCAGCGGAGTGGGGCGTTTGGATGTCCTCCATCTATTCGGCTATTAGAACTTGTACGATTATAGGAGGAGCGTCCAGACCAACGGGACCGGTTCCAGCATTCTCTACATTAGTTAGTCCTACGTTCAGTAGGTCTCAGTTACTTTCAGCACAGTTGTCTGACTATAAGAATGAGAGGGATTCCGTGATAGATGCTTTAGCTAGATGTATTGTATCAGATCTCGTTAAGTTCTTTACTCCAACATTCCCTTCTATGTATTTAACTACTCATGTGGGAGTTTCAACAGTAAATTCAGTAATAGCAATTCCATGAAATATTTACTTTCTAACGGAAGAGTCACCAGTTCTCTTAGGGATTATATTGGGGACTTAATAAGACTAAACCTATTAATAAGAAGAAAGGAAATTCCCTATTGGAGGGGAGGGTCTGAAGACATAGTTGAGTCCGTAACCGAAGATGAGATAATTAACTCCGTCAGGGATACTGTTAACTCAATTATAAATAGAATATCTAACATTATTGCTGATACAAAGACGACATTATCATTGGATAGAGTGTATAGTAATAACAATAATATAAGAATATCGGTACTTATAGGAGATAAATTAGAAAACTATGATATCAAAAGAGGCTATTAGAGAAGAGCTAGTTAAGATAGCTGCTAACAACGGTCTATACGGTGAGTCGGTAAATCTTATTATTGATACTATTACCTATGCACTGTATCACGAACAGTTCGAGATAATCAACATGGTTCAGGAGAACAATCTTGCCACTGCAAAACTTATGAATTCCAAGATAAGGAGTTGCATGAACGTAATGTATCCAGTATACAGAGGTAAGAATGCAAGAGTAAAGCTGAACTTTGTCAATAATACCCTAATAAATAAGAATAAGTTTGATGTACTGTTCACTTCAAATACTTTCAGGGTATATGCTGAGAATAGTATAAACCTTACCCCTTCATTAGATGGAGGTAACTCTGGAATAGGTAAGTACACTGTAATAGGAATACTTTCTACTAAAGACCTACAGGAGTCCACTAAGACGATAAAAAGCGGTGAAGAGTATTATGTAGACTTCACTATAGACAGGGAAATCGTATCCAACCTGTCAGAGGACGTTCAGGTATTCGTAAATGGAACCGAATATCCTGTGACAAGGAGTTTCTATGACTATATACAGAGCGACATCCCCCTAAATAACAACGACGCGTACCTAATAGGAAGTAGGTATCACTATGTTAATGGAGTTACTTGGGTATCAATCCCAGAGACTGATCCTAAGGTCGCTGACCTGAAGATTAGGGGAGAATTAGATAGCTCTACTTCACTTCCGATCCTTCCAAGCAAGGACTTAGATCCTCTATTTATTCTAACTATTCCAGATTATGGGATAAGAGTATTTAAGAGAGGATATTTTAAGGTAAATGACTCAGTAACAATTAGGGCACTAAAGTACACTACAGCAGATCAGATCAATTCGGATGAGTTTAGTAGAATAATCATACCAGGAACTGAGTTAACTACTCCTATCTCTAAGTCAAATCTAGTTAGAAGATCTCCGTCTCTCAACAAAGAAGGTAAGCCCGACTACTTAGACAATGGAATAATCAGGGAGATTGCTAGGGATGATGAAAGGTCTCTCTTGATTAATGCAAATAACTATAGTAGATTGCAAAACAAGACCCTTGCTAAGTCTGATATAAATGCACTATTCACTGAGCACTTTATCGATCAGGTTCACGCAGCTATAAACTGGTATGATGGTAAGAAGGATCCAAATACATTACAGGATACTGTTTCTTTCGATGCTGGAACTGTGTACATCTATTATGTTCCTAAGGTAGATAACGACTTCATAACTGTCAATCAGATGGACGTGTTTAAGCAGAAGTATGGATCTTACTTTATAACCAATACACTGAAAGCAGAGTCAGGCATACTCCTTACGATAGACGTCCAGATGGTTATTGTTACAAAGAGATCAGTCGACTTATCAAGCAGTTTGGAAAATATTTTCACGAACTATTCGATGATCCTGAACGACCCGAATGATAAGGAGTCGAATGTACTAAAGCCGAAGCTGATATTCTCCGAGATAAGTAAACTTCCTGATGTGGATTATATAGACTCTCTGGAATATACTCAAGCAAGAAGCCTATCAGATACTATAGTTCTTGGGAATGATGTCCTAAAGAATCTTCCTAGTCATTTTGATGGAATACCTACATATTATAAATTTAATTTGAATACTACGTATAAACTAACTTACGAGGTTTGATATGAAGTTGTATTTGAATAAAAAATTAGAGGAGATTCCTGTGTATAGGGATCTCCTCATTGTTTTGAACGGGATGTATGAGTCCAAGAAATTGGATTCTTCAGATGTAAGTAAGATCGAGAGTAGACACCTATATGACCCTGTTAGGGACTTCATGGAGTTCTTCTCTGACAGTGCTGACCTTAAGCTGGATGATGCAAGGATGGACTATATAGTTAACTCATTCTATGCCTCTAAAGGATCTCCAAAGATATTTGATATGTTTGATGAGTTATTTGATGTCAGAGTTAGATACAACTATAAATTTCCAGTCATAGAGATAATGGAGTTCGGTAGATTGAAGTTAAGTGATGTTATCTTATTTATAAATAAGTTTATAAATATGATATATTACTTGATATATTATACAGAAATAAACATCAACATTAAGAACCTCATACTGTCTCTGCAAGGTAAGCTCGTTCAGTACAATTCCGGAAAGGTAATAGGGTATGATATTTATAAGATAACTGATGTGAATTATGGAGTTACAGGTTGAAAAAGAATATAGATACGTTACCTTTCTCAATGCATCCAGTAATAAGATAGATGAGACACGGGAGATTGTCAGCTCTTCCCAAGTTAACAATGAGATGCTGTCCATGATGTTAGCTAAAAACTATGATGAGTCTGTCATAGTATCTAACTTAATCCCGGACATAGATCTAACTAAAGAAGAGTTCTCTATCTTGTCGTCTGTAGGTTGCTTTCAAATAGATCAATCCAATCTCCCAAAGATAAAGTATGAATTTACAACTCTGCTTAACCAAGTAAACTTAGTTGTAATAAAAATACCTAAAGACTGTATGTTTGTCCACCTTCAGGTAGATAAAGACGTCGTTGGAGACATAGTTGATGTAACTCAGTTTACAACGTCGAACAAGCTCCTTTTCTTAGCATACTCTCCTAACCCAATTCCAGACATTAGCTCTGAAATTCATAATAATATGGTAAATCCGCACTATTTTATGAATAAGATAGTACTTTTCCACAGTGAAAAGGACTGTTATGAGCTATGTGATGTAATAGACACTAATCTATATAACATGCAGTCAGAGACGAGGATGGGAGATAGGAAAGTTACCTATGAGAAAAGCATCGACACAGAGTACCTCGGAATATTGTGGGATAATTCGTACGGAGGGTACGTATACAACATTAACAACAAATCTAATAGAGTAAGATGAAAATACCAAACTGGGAAGAGGGAAAGACGTATACGGAGACTGATTTTGTTTGTTCTATGGGAAGGACACACGTACTGATAGATTCAAGTAGAAGAAGTAACTCTCCACATGCACCAATAACCTCTACTTCAATTCCACTTAGGAGGGAAGTATTCACTAACAAAGTGAAGGAGAGAAATAACTTGGAGTTTATGGATGCTGTCAAGGATAGTTTCCCTAATAATAGCGAAGACATTAATAGGAACTGGAGAGACTTATGAACACGCCTTACTTGAGCTGGACGACCAGTAATATGAATTTGTATGAGTATAGCTCTTCATATTCTTACAAAAAAGATGACTTAGTTACTTATATGAACTCTATATATAAGTCAATCTCTGACGATAACTTAGGAGAAGAGCCCATTAACTCACCATTTTGGATTAGAATATTATGAAAGTAAAAGGATCTACTATAACAGGATTTTTACAGTTTGTCCCAGGACTCACTTATACGAAGGACGATTTCATACTCTATAAAAATAGGGTATATATAGTTACTGGTCCGAGCTATGATGGGAAGGTCTCTCCAGACAAATCGAAGGACTGTACAGATTACGTAGCTTACAATTCTTTCAAGGTTGGAAGCGATTCGGATAATGCGATTGTAACCTCAAAGTCAATCTTCGGAATAGTAAAGAAATACTTTAAGGGTCTTACTGGTAACGGAGAGGTAGAGACCATAGAGGTAGAGAGCGTAACAACTCTTGATAAATATAACGAAACTGGGGCCTATAACTGCTTGGTGAGGAAAGAGTTCTTGGCTATGTTGCCTGTCGGATATTACCTTCTCAGGATATACAAGACAAAGGGGGACACAGTCTTACAGGAGTTCATTAGCTATGAGTCTGGACTAATAGTCATAAGAAATTTGAAGAACTCTGGAATGTTCGTACTTCCCGGATCAATAAAGGAAAATCAGGAGAGACTGTACCTCAATCTCCTGAACATAAACCAAAGGATAAAGGACATCGTCCAGACAAATAAGAAACTAAGGGAGAAATCTTTTAACTACCTTAACGTTCCAGTACTCAAGACGGGAGAAAGAAAATATCTCGTTAGAGAGGCAGAGGAGGATAACATAGTTCACCTAATCTTCTTTGATAGATCAGAGACTGAGACTATTCAACACTCAAAAGAAGTATATGTTACGAATCTAACGAAGGGGCTAAAAATTCATCTGACAGATCTTGACTATTTTACTACTACATTTGAGAACTCGGATCTTACTGTAGAAGTATCTAGGTCAAATATAGAACTCGCTAAGGTATATGTAAGTAGGGGGAACAAGTAATGCCATTGTCATCAGTAAAACCAATAGTGTCTCTTTCCAGACTTCTTAGGGATGAAAGTTCTCTGATAGAGCTGGGAGCCACGTTCTCATCAAATAAGTCCGAGGCAACTCTAAGAGGAATAAAATATTTCTATACTAATCTGGGATATTATGTTAACCTTAATGATGGAGAGGTGTGTCTATCGTCTCCAGTAGATAAACTGCCAGTAGGAGCGACCCCCGTAAAGTATGTTATAGAAGATAATTATCTTAAGGTAGGATATATACTGATAGTATCTGATGGAAAATTATCTCCAATACTCACTCCAGAAAAGTCAACTATAAAGGATGTCGTGTTAGGATCTGAGGAGATGGTTTCAGGTAAGGTGACAGACCTAGTTCTGAAGTATCTTGGATTCGAGGACTTAATAAATTCTTTCGTAATAGATAGGTCATTAGTATCTGTATTCGGAGATGGAAATACTATGAAACTGTCTATGGGTACGGATGCAGAGCCAATAGGAATTGGTAACTTAGAGTGGTACCCAGAGGAGCTTATAAACACTACATCAGACATGGCTACTGAAGTGGAATCTAACTATCAGAAGGTCTATGAGATGTATGCTGAGGTCGGAGACTCTAACGAAGAGGTAGTCAACAAGAACAGTATATCAGACTATGTATCTATAAAGACCCTTGTTAAGTTTGAGACTGTGTCGACAGTAAACATACCTAAAGACCTTGATGAGAGAAAAGAGTATAGAATTATACAAAATCAGGCTTTCGTAAGAGTAGATAAGAAATGGGATCCATCAGATGATAACTCCACTGATCCTTACGTTTATTGGTTCCCTAAAATATCTTATGAAATAGTCCATCAAATCATAATGCCCGGAGATCTTGTAGAGCTCTGTATCCTATACAGAAAAAACAGAAAGCCGTCAACAAAGAAACTTCCTCCGACAGGATCTGGTGAGCTATCTTACGGTAATTATGAGTCAGAGTTCTATACTGAGGAGACTGATAAGATAGGTAAGATAATGTTCAAGAATTCATCCGGAGATGTTGAGCCAATTAGATTCAATGGGAGAGAGGTTATCTATGATAATTTAGAGGAATGCTCTCTTAGTGTAAAAGTTCTTGTTTCTGATTCATTCCTTATCACTGATGACTTCTACATACAAGTTAATTCAGAGACAATAAACATATTCTCAAGGAACGAAGACGTCACTGAGTACTATATAAAGTCTTGTAAGAAAATAAAACTACTATGATTACTAAATACATCGGTTCAGTAAGAGAGTTCACGAACTGCGAATCTATTGCATTAGTTAACGTTGTCAATGGAGTCACTCTCGTTGAATCTGAGATACCGAAATACACTCCTACAAACATATACTTCAGTAGAGTAAAGCTGGTAAGTAGGGACAATAATGGAGAGTTCATATCAAGGTTCACTAGGGAAGAGCAGATAGGATTTGTTGTAAACTATGTAATAATGTACAATCCGATGGGTAGTCCTATAGGATTTACAAACTTAACTCAAGAAATAAACTTATACAAGTACAACATAGAAAGTATAACAGTAAGTTTTGACTTTACTGTAGTTAATAAAATATCGAACCTGTCTGTAGAGGTAAACTATACTGCACACGATGTACTTACTAAACATAGGGAAGCCCATCTTAATCTCTTTGATAGGGGGGAGTCGGTAACAAAGTCTGACGTAAACATAAAGAGCAGGGAAGGATACGCTATCAACTATCTTCATGCGTTCAGGAATAACGACATCGTATATAGGTACTCAGGGAAACTGTCTCAAGGGGATTCTTACTTTGACCACGAAAATTGGGTAATAAATAAGAAGGTATTCGATGAGGCTAAATCCATAGAGATGATAAATATCGATGGATTGGGTAAGTCAGTAGTAACTGTATACGATGATCATATAAAGATATTCTCTAAGACAACGAACAGTAATTACTACGTTAAAGTAGACTCTACTATGTCGGTTGGTAGTAATATGGTTATCGTTACCAATAGCAATGGGAATAAGGAAGCTATACCTATACATGGACTTGTCAACATGGATGAGTCACCGTTCCAGACTAGCTGCTATACAGAGAACCTTGTTCTAGATCCAAATCCCATAGACATATCAGACTTCAATGTAGCTAAGAATCCTATAGATAAGTCACTCAGTCTCTACAAAACTCTTGATAATGGGGTAAGATCCGGAGATAAAGAACTTGTGGATACCCTGACTATATTTGGAAGTCCTAAGTTCTACCATGAGAAGTTAGTGTACTATTATCCGGGAAGCATGATTATGACATCTAAGTTAGACTCAGATGGAAAAATTGAGTCTATCAGTTACTTTACCTTAAGTCTTCCGTGGAAAAAGACAAATAAGGGACTTGTTCCGGGATACGACGATAGTGAGATAGAAAATATGGAGAAATCTAAGCTACTGAATAGGATCTGCAAAGGGACTTATCTGTCAGATATCATATTCATATCTAAAGACTTATTTATAGTCAACAATTCTCCAATAAGTTATAAAGACTTATATGAGGATAACAAGATAAAGTACGATAATGAGGATCAGGACGTACTGACTAAGTATCCAGACAATCCCCCGACAGATGATGAACATGTTTATTTCATTAGCGACAGGGACTATAGGAGGAAAAGAGGTAGCAACAGATACTTAGTAGAATGTGCATCAGACTTCAACTACGAAGAAGGATACGGAAAGAGTGAGTACTCTCTGAAGATTAGACCATTTGTGGGAGATAGGACAGGGCTTAGGAATATGGATAAGGTATCTATATCTGCAAGATATGACCTGAGGGATAAGACCATAGTGTCCTCCTATGAGGGAAATCTTTATTCGTTCGTAGATCTTGGAGATAAATATTATAGATTTGGAAGACTATGAGAATCACCTATACTAATGAGTTCATAAAGAAGTCAAGTACTCCTCACTACCCAATGTTAGGGTTCTACGCTCAGCTTGTACAAAAGATGGAGGGTAAGTCTTGGTTCTATAAGTGGACTCTTATCAACTCTAACTTGTACTCATGTAACACCTTCATACTTGAGGATACTGCGCGGATAAGTATAGACATAACTAAGAGAAATGATCAGATAAACCTCACGAACTACATATACCTATTCGCCATAGACCTATTACAGTACGGTGGAATAGAGGACTTTGATGGACCTAAAGACCCTAAGTTATTCAGTCAACTAGCAGCTATACTAGATCTTGAGGTAACTGGATTCAATGACGTCATAAACAAGGAGGTTACGAATATCTTCGATCTTGGATACTTACCCAAATGCTCATTTAACTGCGTGTATGGGGAAGGACAGGAGCAAGTAAGGCACTACAACTCTAATGAGGTAGGAAAGGTAAGTTACTTCGATAATACGCTTGCAGAGAATCAGTTTATAACTAGAGAATCTGGTGTAGATAAGATAAGAGAAACTGTAACCTACTATAAGCCTCACGAGCTTAGTGGGTCAATGAATATAAGAAAATCTGGAATAATAGAGCTGTGAAAAATCAACTGCCCGAGGAGGACCACTCTCCCCGGGCATTTTTTCATCCCTCGCACGAACGTGCAAAATATGCACATTCCTAAGTATTTGGGCAAAAACCCTTAGTTATGAATTGGTCAAAAATTGGGCGATTATGCCCAAAAAGTGGGGGGGCGATTTATACATACCCCTTACGTACAATACTGAAAACTAGAGAATTATGGAAATTAGTGAAGATGAAATTAAGCAGTCAAGGAAAGTATCTATAGGAGAATGTATTGAAATGATGATGTTCAGGAAAGGAAATAGAAACCTATTTATGTCATCAGAAGTAACTGAGAAGTTTGGATACCATAGATCAGACAAACTACTTAGGTCCATAAGAGAAGAAAATAAAATACTCCTACCTAAAAGAATAGGGAATTATCTCTATACTACTTGGTATATAGATGATATAGGTATACTTGACTTAATTTTTAGTAGCAGGAAAGAAGAGATAATTTCCCTTAGAAGATATGTACCAGAGTTTATTATAGATATATACAATAAAAACTAAATTTATTTTTCTATGTCAGATTTGAAAGTATTTGAGAACACAGAATTTGGTGGCCTTAGAGTAGAAATGTTAGATGGAAATCCTATCTTCTGTCTGAAGGACGTAATGGCTCCACTAGCACTAACTAGGTCCTATGATGTAAAAGAGAGGCTAGATGAATCTGGAATCTACAAGATCAAGGTAAAGACTGGTGGAGGAATCCAAGAGATGACTTTTATCTCAGAGCCAAACTTCTATCGGTGCGTACTCCAGAGTAGAAAGCCAGAAGCAGAGAGGTTTCAGGGATGGGTAGTAAATGATGTTATTCCATCAATCAGAAAGACTGGAATGTACATGGGAACGGAACTAGCAAAGAAGATCCTAGATGACCCAAGGCTGCTCAGTGAGATCTTTATGAATTTCGCGAAGGAGAAGGAACTGCTCGAGAAGAAGATTGAAGAGGCTAAACCCAAGGTAGAATATTTTGACGATATTCTCAACTCCAAGGGAAGGATGATCCCTACAGAAGTGGCTAAGAGCTTCGGATTGGGCCCAAAAGATCTCCTGAAACTACTGATCAGTGTAGGAGTACTCAGGAGAGTTAGGAATCATGTTGACTTTACCTGTAAGTACGAGAACAAAGGGTATGGATCAGTCTTCGATATTGAGTGTGGAGTTGATGATAATGGCAATCCTATGTACTACAAGCAGTTCAAATTCTCGGAGAAGGGAAAGTCAGCAATTCATAAGGCACTTAAGAAAGCTGGAATAATCGTGTCTCCTGACGATAGTAAGACTGTCAGAGTGGACAAGAATAAGATAAAAGAACTAATAGAGAAGTTTGATTCCAAATATGAGAAAGACTATTTCCTAATGTAACTAGGTAACCTAATCAACACCCAGACTTCGGTCTGGGATTTTTTTTTTGGCTGCGTGCTTGGTTTGGGGATCCATTTTACCTACTTTAGAACGTTGTTCTGGTTAACACTTGATTATTTCGGTAACTACAAGACTACCAATTACTTACGTTGAAAAACGCATGCAATACCCGGGCTAAAACCCTTAACTATAAAAACGCGTTTAGTATAATATAGTATACGATTAGTATGCTATACATACGCTAC